AAAGAACAATGGCTGATATAAGTAAGTGCATAGGGACAGATTGTCCCCACAAAGAAAAGTGCTACCGATTTACAGCACCGGCTAACGAGTACGCCCAAGCCTATTTTACGGAGCCGCCAATCAAGGAGGACGGAACCTGCGATATGTTCTGGGGAAAGACACAGACAGACATCCTCTCCCAACTCAAGGAGATTGTCAAGGGATAGCGTGACAAATCCTCACGCCTTCAAAAATTGTCAAGATATCGTTTTACCTTTTGGATTTTTTTGTCCTGCAAGTCAATGACTTTTCGTGACAAATACATAGGTAAAAATGTTACCACACTATAGTATGGTATAACAGTCATTAACCCCAATTTCACAGGCTAATGCATAGTATATCATACTTTAATGTGGTTTAGGTAAAATGGCAAACCTCTCCCTTATAAGGAGCATAGCCGCCTAATTTTATCCCTCTAATGACATCTTATGAGTTAGATGCTATAAACCACACCTGTCCGATATAAGCGGACAACCAACAAAAGACAGTGTTCTCATTTACTGGCAAATGTTTGATTGTGGAAAATAATCCCCAGAACAGGCGATATAGTGGAAAATAATCAATAAAGCATACACCTTTATCAATCATAGTGGAAATATCAGTTTCAAACTGACAAGGGTGATATAAAACGCCATTACTAAAAAATCACAAGAGTATTGGCGAAATATAGAATGCCAAACTCCGTAACAAAAACACGCCAAACTCGGAAGTTCTCCGAATTACCTGCATGAATTTTTCCACAATCCCCATGCGCCATTGTCAAGTTTATTACGCAAAAAACTAGACACAAGCACCTAGGGACAACTCGTCCCCACAGCAACACACAAATCTCACCTACACCCGAAAGGACCATTAGGTCGACACCAACAAGATGGTAGATTATATCTTAACGCTGTACGAAAATTATATATTAAAGCAGTCGGTTACAAAACGTAGCCAACTGGTGACAAAAACCCGTGATAAACTGTCACGGGTTGGTTAGCACCACTACCCAACTGTAGACACATAGTCGACACTCCATAAAAATTTTTTTTTAGAGGGGTCGATTTCGACCACCTTTAGCATTATGCAAGATCTGCATTTTACGATACCACCCCCCTCTTATCCTATAACCACATTAATCCGGTAGCCTAAGTGGGACAGCATCGAACACATATCGCCAAAGGACACGTCAATCGATCCTCTCTCAACACGACTCAGCCACGCACCACTCTTCCCCACTACACCAGCCAAAGAACATAAGCTCATACCATGTAACTTACGCAAACGTCTCAAATCATCCGTCAACATATTAAAATAATTTTAATTGACCCATGCTCTTAACGCCATCCATAATAGGTTGAACATTAGGGTCTATAATATCAGCAAACTCTATCTCGCAAAAAGTACCGCAGTCAGGCACAATAGGTGGATCATGTCTCCCCTCACTCTCACTCATCTCATCCAAGAAACGCCCCTTAATACACGAATGACCAACCTCCCTCTCCAAAACAGCCATACGCTCATACTGATCCGGGAAGTGCTTCCGTACATGATTCCAATAACCCTTTCCCCCCTTGACACAACCAATACAGTTATTGTTATGGAAACCGAGAGTATACATCTCAGGCAAGCGTATACCATTCTTCAATAAAAGCTCGGCACACATACTCTTAGTCATCCTCTGGTCAATCAAAGGATAAACAGGCCTGCTGTCAGGATACTGTTGAGCAAAGCGTATAGCTCGATTAACCTCCTTCTGGCTGAACTCAAAGCCAAATACTTGCCCCTCATATTCAAAATCTTTCTCGATAGCCTTACGAACATCCTTCTTTAACTCCTTGGTACACCTAGCACCAGCAGCACCATTAACATAACCAGTACGCTTGATCACATCAAACTGATCTACATACTTACCGCTACGCCTACGCTCAACAGGGACACCAATCCAACGCTCACAGTCAACAATAAAACGCTCGTTATCCTTATGGGCAGAGTCAATCTCCATGTAAAACAAACGGACATTCTCTTTACCATACATCTCTACAGCTATGCGACACGCTACAGCCGAAGTAACACCACAACTAAACCATCCAATGTACATAATTTTTAAATTTTTTTTTAATGCGTTTTACAAATATACAACAAATTTACGTCTCAGTTAACAAAACGCGGTAAAAGTTTTACTCAGAAGTAAATAAATAACCGCAAAAAGGGGATCAGGGGATAACCAAATCCAAAACAAAAAGGGGGCAAGAAGTCAAATGTGAGGGGTTTCCAATCCCATGGCCCACCCCCCTCAAGTAAATAAAATCGGGATTTGCGACCCCACCCCGGCCTAGCAGGAACCATGACCCAAGCCAAGACCTTGGTTATCAGCATGTTGCATCCACGTTTCGCCCCTAACTTTAAGGATTGCCCAGCCAACACATTATATATGTAGCGATACATGATGTCGGCATCATACATCACACGTCAGCTCTAGCACACAGCATAGCAACCCAACAACAACAAGCCATGCAATACTATACAGCTCACACACAACGCATGCCTATTGCCCTGCAATACTACGGCATATCATCAGTCAACAAAGCCTTGACCTCAACCCCTTAGTGTATCATGTACACTTACTACGTTTTCCACATAAGCCTGTTCATAACTATAGTGTGCCGTCAACACAATAAACCATGGCATACCTGAGTTGCGCCAAACCCTTGACCTTAGTGTACATTACACACCAACCTTAGTGTACTTCATACACATTAGCCTATTCGTTACGGCAGAAACCCTCCGCATGTGACCATTTATAAGTCCTGCCAAACCTACATTCCTTTCCTATAGACCTTCTGCATCCCTTGTCTTTGCTATGTTCTTAAAATAGTACGAATTATTATCATTTTTTTATCATTGGTTATCAGTTAGTTACAATTTATTTTCATTTATTTTCATATGCCACACAATATAATCTAGCAATCTGCATTATCCCTTCAAGAGCAACGGCTCGGAGCAAAGATTCCCTTACTGATTACTACCCGTACTGATGAGATATCAGTTGTACACAGGAGTGTTATTCGAATAGAGGTAGTAGAGGGTAGAGAGTTTAGCTAGATAGAAGTAGTACTCAACTATACTTAGCCGTCAAAGGTAACTAACTGAGCAAGGGTGTTACACGGAGAGAGTACTAGTCACACAGGTCGGACTTAAAAGACCAAAGTTCTTTGACATATCGGTAACACACTGAAACGCTTGGAGAGGTCTGCTCGTGAGAGAGGCTTTGGGGTTCGACTCCCCACGTTTCGCTAACCAATTAATACACACACTATGTACAAAATTGCATTTCATCTAGCACGAGGAGTTCACTTCATGCATTGGCAAATTAAGGGAGATAACGGAGAGGTAATCTACGTTAACCCTAACGAGAGTGACATTGTTATTCACGGATGTAAACTGAAGAACCAAAGGAGTACCTCACTCAAGATTCACCAAGGCGGTGACAAGTTCAGATGTGCTTGGGTTCAATTCGATTCATTCGAGATTGTGCCACTATCTAACTACACGTCAAAGACTCAAGTTCGTTTCAATCCGAGGGTTAAACCTACGTGGGTTGTAGGAGGTGTTGACGAGCAGGACAACAGAGAGTTCAACGTCCTTTACACTAACCGTTCACAGCTATTTGCATAAGGTTTACTGAAGAGAGTTTAATACTCGAAACGGGGGTTATCCCCGTCTAAACCAATTTAAATCAATAATGCCATGGAGACTAAAATCTTAAGAATCGAGGGGAACTTTGAAGTAATCGGGTTCTTCATCAACGGAGTATTAGTACGCACTACGAAGAGACGTGTATACTCTTGGAACTAAAACATTAATCATCTAATACCAATTGCCATGAACTCAAATCAGAAAACCATCAACAGCCTGTCTTTACTAGGTATCGCAGGAGGACTTCTTCTAGTGAGCTTGAGCATGACCTTCTTTGGAGGAGTGTTCATCACACTATTCACCTTATCATTGACAGCTAACCTGCTGTTGCCACAACACTAACCAATAAATACATAGAAAACATGAACGTATTACAATTGAACATTGGGCTGAATAACAACCCTTACAGCCCTGAGGAAGTTACTCGACTACTTACTACATACTTTGACGGATTAGTGGGAGTCAGAGAACACATGGGCGAGTGGGAGGGTGAGCCTGAGCCAACGATGGTTGTTAAGATTGTTGTTGACATGGAGTATACCGATGCTTACATCATGGTCTCAACAATGGCTAGCAACTTCACTCAAGACTGCATCGCAATGAAGTTCAACGATAAAGGAACTTTGGTTTATAATGTCGATTACGAGGGGAACCCATTCGACTTCAGCGATGAATATTTCATCGAGTTCTAGGTTAACTGATGAGTCCTGAGTGGACGAAACGTGAGGCTCTCCAGCCTCATGTCTTAACCAAATAATTATTGCCATGAATACTGAAGAACAACTGAAAAAAAGGCTTGCCCTTATTGAGGATGACTTGCGAGTAATTCGAGAGTTCATCTACATCCAAGGTTTGACATCGGAGTTCGAGAAATCGACCCCGTATTCTGACGAGGCTTGGGTTCACCTGAACAACATCGACATTGCATGTGACCTAAGCGATGACGAGTGCCTGACTTGGAAAACATTTACAAACTTTAACGAACAAACTAGACCGCTATGAGCAGAATCACCAAACTTCAGAAGCAGATTGCCGATGCACACATCAGAGCAAATCGAGAGGGTTCATTCACTAACTTGAAAGTAAATTCAAAAGAGGAATTTCACCAAGCCTTGGAGAGAGGTGAGACCTACGAAATAGTCTACAAAGAAATTGTATACAGATACGCCTCGATGACTAGCCTGATAATGGCTAATGTACTAGACCACGAGAGCAAGGCTTACACACAGGCTGTGTACAAAGGATTTAAAAACGTGCTTAATTCAATCGATGTAAAATGAAACCGAGTTACCACAACATGAAGCTACCCATGATTAAGGGAGCAATAACCTTCCCCTGTAGGGCTAAGGTAGAACTACGCATTCAGGTATACGGAAGAGTGGTAGTGAGTGAGGTGAACTTCAGCAATGAGGTTCACGTTATGAACTACACGAAACTGATGTACCGCAAGATGATGGACGTACTGACAATTGAAAAACTTAATAACTAATAAATACACACACATGAACATTGACACACTAATCGCATACGAGTCAGGGGAACTGAACGATGCCGATACTATAACCTTCTTTGCAGACCTTGTTAAAACCAAGATGGCTTGGAGTCTTCAGGGAAGTTACGGACGCATGGCTTCAGCCATGATTGATGCAGGGTTTATCTCTCCTGAGGGAGAGGTGACCGAGTTAGCAGAAGAAACCTTTAATAATTAATACAATGGAAAAACTATTCAAACAATTAGTGGGGAAAAAAATCGCCAGTCTCCGTTACATGACCAAGGGCGAGTGCGAGGCACTAGGGTTCCACAAGAGTTCGATAATCATTCGACTAGACGATGGCACATGGCTCATCCCAATTGCAGATGATGAGATGAATGACGGAGGTTCTCTGTACACGATAGGCAAAGGGGAGGAAAATATAATACCAACAACGTACACCACATGAAGACTAAAAGATATATCCTGACATTGCTCAATGAAACGGGAGGAGTAATTGACGCGAGAATATTTTACGCACTCAGTAGAGTGGATGCACTCGAGCAGGCAAAACTGTTCATGAATTTTCAAAATCTTAAACTTAAATTTAAACTAAACCTTTTTAAATAATAAACACCATGAAATACACAACACAAGAAGGCTTCAATTGGGAGATTGTAAGCAAGGAAAGAGCAATTGCATTACTTCAGGCAGGTGCAGAGGTCTACAAGGTATACGATGACGAGAGTGAATCTCTTATTGACTTGGAAGATGAATTATGGGACGTTTCCGGACTCATGTTCTACGCCATCGATGGAAACACTGCAAGGATTTTTCAGAAACAAGCACCGAGGAAATGGGCGAGGGTTGACACTGCGACTGGCAAAGGAATGAACGAGGGTTTCTGCGTAGGTGAGGGTGACGCTTACTTCGAGGAAGAGGCTGACCTGATTAAGTACCTGAGAGGGCTGAATGAAGAGGGGAACAAGGAGTTGTCTGATGACTTCATTCTTGCCGAGGCTTACGCTTTGGAAGAGTATTACTACACAGAGTGGGACGTTGAAGACAGCGACTATTACTACGAGGAACAAGCGGACGGAACACTAATAGAAATTAACCTTTAAAAAATAAACACCATGAAAAAAGTAAATTCAGTAACAGCATCACGCTTCTTAGCTTGGTACTTCTCAGATTCAGATATGGTAGAATCATTCGGCCAGCGTGCAGTAAAAATGCTACAGGATGAGGGGTTCGTGAATATCTCAGCAAGACAATTATTTGAAGATTGCGGATACATTCCTTCATTCATCTGCGAACATGGGGACGTGGATTGGGATGATGCACGAGAGTACTCTCCTGAAGAAATAGAATTTATCAATGACTAACCAATAAAACCAAACGCCATGAACACACAACAAGTAACACAGGAAGACATCTTCAAAGTAATCAACACACTTGCTATTCAGGTGCGAAATGACCTGATGGAGAGTGAGGTATTCGAAGATTCAGATACACTGGAAACGATAAAGACCATTGTCTTTCTAGCTCAACTACACAACTCTGATTGGAGCTACCCTTTTACCGAGGGAGATACTTACTATACCATCGAACATGATACAATTGTCGAGTCGGTGTGGGACGAGGAGAGTAAGGAGTTGTACCTGAGCGACAGCAATAAACTTTACAACCACTCAGACCAGCAATACTTCAGCAGTCTAGATGAAGCAGTACACTACTTCAAGAGTAAAGCTAAAACAACCCCTAAAATCTCATTGCTATGAACGTAATAACCATTAAGAAACGCCCGATGCAACAACACCTCGGAGGAAGTCAGGACATTGTCTTCTACACACGGAACAAGGCTCTCTCTCGCTTCTTCGAAATGACAGACGAGTTAGGCTACGAGGTGGAGGTAACCTACAAGAACAATCTTGTCACATACGAGGCAGGAGGGCGAGGCCATGATCATAGAATTGAACTTGAACTAACAAACGTACTAGTATGAAAGAAACAACATTCTTCTTCAACGAGGTTGGAGAGACCTGCACCATCGAGGTGCATCTGAACCGCAAGCTAGACTACAGGAAGACCTTTAGCAAGGTGACATCATTCTCTGAGGCAGTTGCCAAGTATGAGCAGTGGAAGGCAGACCAAGAAACATTTAAATCCGTAATGATATGAACGAGCAAGAATTTCTGGACTTCATGTACAAAGAGTACATCGAGGTAATCGCAACGACTCAGCAGGTCTGTCCCATAACTTATGAACTATTGGACTACAAAACTTGTGTAGTGGTGGATGCTTATGATGGTGATACTCTGAAGGATACGCAGGCACTCTCGCCTAACGCTATTGCAGAGGATAGCTTGAGGATAATCATAACCGACTTTGCTATTATGAGAATACGCCCAGTCTTCCTATCTTTGAACCCACTATTAAAGGACACAATCAAATCACTAAACAATTAATCTAATGGAACGAGACGAGAAAATCATCATCGGATGCGTAGCTGTGCTTATTGCCACGATATACTTCAGCATCCTGTTTAACATGAAGGCCATGGCCATAGTAAGCATGCTTGTTCTAGTCGCTGCCTTCCTAGTCGCACAACTTATTGAATCAATTAAATAAACCAAACACCCATGAAAAAACAAATAGAAACATTAATCAGTCTAGCTCGCATGGTAGCAGACCTTCACTACAATTACAATATCAAAGATGAGGTTGTAAACCACACGCACAACATCCGAGTAATTCAGGCTAACGAGAGAGATAATGAATTTATCGTGGTGGTATTCACTCGTAATAGACTTGATTTTAGTGTTCGTTTCTCTAACTACAGCGGAGTTAACTTGGAGTTCCCCTTCTCAGCAAATATTGAAGAGACCCTCGACCCTCTTATTGAAGAGGTGAGTGAGTCTCTGAACGAATGGCAGGCAAATAGTCAAGAGGATATAGTTCAAATGAAATTGGATGCCGTAGAGAAGAGAAGACAGACTTTGATAAAATTAACAAACGAACTAAACGAATTGGAGGGCAAACTATGAAACACTTTGTAAAAGACATTGCAGACCAAGTAATGCTAGATGTATGTCCATCAGGAAGATTACTAGCCTTCAACGAAGTCCATGTTGTGGATTGTGGGAACAAGAATATCAAGGTATACCTTCAAGGTGTAATTAACATGGATGAGGAGAACTTGATAATCCACACCGCAACTTACACGGATGATATGGAAGCAGATGAAGACTTGCCTGAGGACTGGAAAGAGTTCGATGACAGCGAGATTATTTATCTAGAAAAGCATTTACAATACTCGTAGTTCATGGGTAAATTGGTTAGAAGAGAGGGGGTAGACTTTGTCTATTCCCTTTTTTTGTTTTCACTATCTTTGTAATCAATAGGTTAAACACTATCTCACTAATAAAAATACACGCTCACATGAATAAGCAAATATCACCCCGTAAAAACAACATGACTTACGCTGTAGTATACATGATGGTTGCTTTTAGAAAGCTCAGCAAAATCAACATCCAGAACGCATTTATCACAAAAAAAATTGGCCGTTTATGATAGTAAGAGAAACCATTCAGGAGGGGACTTTAAAACAAAATAAGAACCCATCAATAGAGATACCTAAGCATGTTTTAGACCACCTTATTTCATCTTGTAGGTCACACGCTGACGTATTAAACATGCACTATATATGTAACAAGCAGAAACTCCCGTTAAGATTCATGAACGACCTTATCATCAGGAAGAAGCCTCTAAAGAATAGAGAGAAGATAGATTTGATGCTCAAGGGCTTGATTGAATACTGCGAAGAGGTAGACGAATTACGGCTCAAAATACAAAAGATAATAGATGAAATCGGTACACAAGACAAGGGCTAAGTGGCTAATTTATTTTGCCAATAGGAATATCAACCCGAAGAAAGCTTTGATGGTATTCCGTCCTGAATATGACAAGCCTGATATAAGTAGGATGATGTCACTTTTCTTCGGTACGCCTAAATTTACCGAGGCTGACATTGAAGACTGGAGAGCAATTAAGAAATGTATAGAACGAACTGAAGATAGAAACAATGGCAAACTTTTCTCGTAGTAATAAGTACAGAAGTCGGGCTGAGAAGTACATGGAAATTGACAGCCTACATAAAAGGGTTGTTGCCATACTCACAAAGACTGGCCTTAGAAATGATCCCAAGGCTTACCTGACATTTGATCTGGCTCTCTATCCCATGGATATCGATCAGAGGAGGAAGATTCTAAAGAAGATATTCAGCCCTGATGGGAGAGAGATTAAGGAGGAGCATAAACAACAAATAGAATTGTTAGAAACTTTTTTCGATAGGAATTGTAAAAGTTTGTAATTCTTTTGTATATTTGCATAAACCAATAAATAATAAATAACTATGGAAACACACGACTTATTCTTCTGTCGCTACTGCGATGAAGACTTACTAGACGAAAGAATCAAAACCGTGGCCGAAGACCAGAACATCGAAGAGGATGAGGCCAAGGACATCATTGACACCGAGGGGGAGATTGGATTATGCAGAGCATGTCAAAGCGAAGAGGATTCAGACTGGTAAATATTAACAAGTAAATTACACACAAATGTCAAACATAACAATTTCACCAAAGACGGTAATGCCGTTCATCGAACCTCGCAGAGAGGAAATGATTAAGCTGATGGGAGGAGAAGAAGTTCTCATGAGAGAGATGTCTTTCGCCATCCAAGCTGCTAACAACAACCAAGTGTTGGCAAATTCTAACCCACAATCAATTGCAATGGCTGTGTACAACTGTGCATTGACCAAGTTGTCTCTGAACCCTGTAATGAACCTAGCTTATCTAGTTCCTTTCAAGGGCAACGCGAAGCTAATGCCAGGATATCAGGGGATGATTAAGCTTATCTCTGACACAGGGATTATCAAGTCGGTATCTTCGGCGGTAGTTTATCGAGGGGACGATTTTGACTTTGTTCAGGGGACTAGCCCGGAGATTATACACAAGCCTAAGGGTGAGACCTTCAAGAACAGCGATGTCATAGCCGTGTACGCAATCTTCGTACTACACAATGACGAGAAACTGTTCGAGATTATGTGGAAGCCTCAGATTGATGCCATCAAGAACCGATCGGAGACAGGGCGTAAAGATGAAGGGCCGTGGTCTACAGACTACGGGGAGATGGCACGCAAGACGGTTGTCAAGAGAGGTTGGAAGTCTATACCGAAATCATCTTTCGCACTAGACAAGATTGAGAAGGTTAACACGGCTATCAGCATCGACAACGAGGAGTACAAGACAGTCGAGTATGTTAAGATGAGCGAGGAGCAAATCGAGAGACTGCTTGAGAAGACAACCAACGTGGTAGAACTTGAGGCTGCACTATCTGACGAGTCGGTGATGATCGATCCAGAGCAGAAGAAAGAAATCATAGAGAAAGCTAAAAACAAAAATAAAAAAGGAGGTGACGATGAGTAACTTGTTAAATGAAATCTTAAAGGAACAGGCCATGGCCGCAGATCAAAGGTCACAGGCATGGTTCAACGCTCGTGTGGGTAAGTTTACCTCATCAGAGATATACAAGCTTCTTACTAACCCTCAATCAAAAGAGGCCCGTGAGAAGGGAGAGATGTCTGAGACGGCTAAGACATACGTCATGTCTAAGGTTGCCGAGGAGATGGCCGGGATGGAGCAGACTACTAACTCGGCAGCTACAGACTGGGGCTTGGACCACGAGGCAGAGGCTTGCAACCTATACGCAGAGATGATGGAGTCTCATGTTGACTCTACCGGATTCATACCGTACGGAGACCACGCAGGGGGTTCTCCTGACGGTATCTGTTCACGCTTCGGAGTGATTGAGATTAAATGTCCTTACAACTTTGAGAATCACATTCAGAATCTACTCATAAAGGACGAGGCTGAGTTGCTTAAGGAGAGAAAGGCTTACTGGTGGCAACTTCAAATGAACATGCTGGTCGCAGGCAAGGAGGAGGGGATGTTTATATCTTACGATCCTAGAATGGATGGCAAGAGTAAATTACAAATAATTCCCGTACATTTGCAAAGCAACACAAAAGAAGTCATAGACACTGTCCTTGATAAAGCAGTAGCTTACAAGCAAATGTTAATTGAGATGATAAAAAACAGATAAGTATGTTAACAGACAAAAAGAAACACCAAATCATTGCCTCTGTGCTACACGCAAACTGTTTTGTAATACTATCTGACGAGATAGGGCCACCATACTGGGAAAAGGAAATCAAGATGATTGCCAAGAGGTATGTGGAAGCTATCGAGAAGAAGTACAAATTGCTAGCATCTGTTCTGTTCCAAATTGAAGGGGGGGATATGTATCAAAAGGCTCAGTCCGACTGTGAAGAACTTGTTGCCCTAATTAGTAAGCTAGACTGGCACAAACACCACAAAGTAATTGAATACATTAAAACCCTTGAAGAAGATGAACAAGATTCAGAAAACTAATCTATACTTTATTGCTTTCATTGTCGTTCTTATTTTATCTGGAGTAATCCTGACTAAAATATACACTGGCGAGAAAGTAATGGTTAGATCTTACAACGATTCAATCTCAGCAAACAATCTTAAAATAAGAGAGGCGCAAAAGATTGTAGATTCATTAAAGAAAGAGTTAGCTAAACAAGATGTAGAGTACGTCTACATAAAACAAAAAGAAAGTGAAACAATTAAAACCTACAAAAATGAAAAATCTATTATTGATCACGCTCCTATTAGCGAGCAGCTTGAGCTTTTCACAAAAAACCTCAAAAGGCTTGACAGCCTCAACAAGCAAGGATACTTTGATTTCAATCAACAAGAATGATGTTGACTTGTTAAACAAAGTAATTCTGTCAGAGAACTTCTACAGGTCTTTGTACGATTTGAATGACGAAAAGATTAATTTGTTTGAGAGTAAAATAAAAACTCTTCAAGGTGTTGTGCTGTACGATTCAATTGTTATGAAAAACTTACAAGACAATGTATACCTTTTAGAGTACGACTTATCTGTAGCTAAAGAAAGTGCTGACCGTTCTTACAGCGAAAGATCAAAAGCTGTTATAAAAGCATACGAGTGGAAACAACGTGCAATTTTAGGTATTCCAATCTCTTTAGCCGGAGGATTTTTAATCGCAACTCTAATCCAACACTAATATGAAACCACTATTTGATCGTATAAAGTTTAAGCCACACATACGCAAGGCTGTAACGTCCGACATTATTATAACAGAGACTAATGAGAAAGTGTTTAAGGACGAGGGATACGTCACAGACATTGGAGAGGAGGTTGAGTTTGTAAAAGTTGGAGACAGGATTAAATTCCTAGAGAAAAATGTAACATGGGTTTCTGAAAACGATGTGACCTTTGGTCTTATCTCTGAGGATCATGTGTTAGCTATAATTGATGATGAGAACGTTCAGGAAGGTTAAGTACTGGAACGGCATCTTAATCGAATCTGGGGCCTGCTTTAGGTGGGTTAATGACAATCAAGTTGTCCACTTCGATGGTGCTAAGGAAGGCTTCTTTCACTCTTGGGGGTTCTCAAGCGGAGAAACTGTCGGCATAGTTGAATCTCTCGAGGGGGAGATTCATCTTGTCGATCCTCCGTTCATTAGATTTACACACACAGATAGCACTACAGAATCTTTAAACGAGGCTCTAGAATTTATTAATGATGAGGAACAGAGACAGAGAGTAATAGATGTTATATTTAAAATGAAGTGATGAAGGTAAATGTAAAACCATTGTCTATAAACCAAGCGTTTCAGGGCAGAAGATTTAAATCTCCGGAATATAAGGCATACGAAAAAGAATGTCTTCTTAATTTACGACCGTTTAAGTTTCCACAGGGACAAGTATCTATAACTTTGATCGTGGGGTACTCAAATAAGGCAAACGATATAGATAACAGTATTAAACCTATCCTAGATATACTACAGAAGAAATATACCTTTAACGATAAAGATGTATATGAGCTGCATGTGTATAAGGTAATTGTAAAAAAGGGAGAAGAGTTCTGGCAATTTGATGTCAGGCCACTATAAAGAAGTTTTAGTTAAACAAAAGAAGGGCGGTTACTTCAAACGTGGAGTGCCGCCTTTTCCATTTCTAGCGCGATTGCTAGACTGTTTCTCTTTTACTATCAACCCTTTCTTTGTGTGGCTCATGTCTTTACCGTCCTTGTTACCGTAAGTTCCAGATTTTTTATTCTCTTTATTCAGCTCTGAACGATACTTACGTCTCTCGGGAGTAGAGTGATATTCTTTGTTATACTCATCCTTCTTAGCCTTAGCCTTTGGGTTAGACTGAAAGTATTTAGCACTCTCTGATTTGCCTTTTTTAGTACCTGCTAGTGAATTTCTCATGTGACAAATATACATATAAAAATATTACAAGCCTTCCGAGTAATATGCTATCTTAAGGATCCCGTAAAGCTTGAAGACATACTCCCACCTCTTATCCTTCCGCAAGAGTTTTTCTCTCGACAAGGTATGCCAATCTGTATGATACTCCGCGTTGACAAAAATGATATTGGAGGGATTGAGACGATAGGCAGGAAAAGCTCCTTTGCCTAGGATGTGAAAGCAGATTGATGGAGAGAACTCTAACTCTCTTCCGGTTACATAACAACGATGCTTACGACTCTCCCATAGATGTTTGAAGAGATCCATCTCTCCAGTAGGCTTATACTTTTTTTTGAAATCAGTTCTCTTGAGTCCTTTTGATTTAGGTTTTGCGTCTTCTCTATAGTTTTTACAGAATGCACGATTAAAATCCGTACAAAAACACTCCTCGGCTTGGCACTTCATGGGCGTTGTGTTTAAAACAAATAAGGAGGATTGCTCCCCCTTATATGTAACCTAATAAATAATCAATAAATCTATGAGAAACAATTGAACATTGCAAATATACAAAATAATCTTTTGTAATTACAAATGTTAATAAATTTAATTCTCTTCGTCTGGAACTTCTTCCGTGACCACTTCGTAATTTCCCCACTCAATAGCCTCTTGCTCGTTTAGTGTTTCGATGTAACCGTTCTCGGTAAACATTCTATATTTAGTTATTATCATCGTGCTGTTGTTAAGATATTTTCATAACCGATATAGTCGCAATAAAAACCTCTCGTTGTGATGCCTATTGTTTTTGCAAGTCCTGTTTTCATAAGAACATATCTGCTATTTGATGCAAGCGGAATGTTGGTTGTGTGCGTTGCGATAGCTGTACCATTAACGTAAAATGTAACCGATGTTCCTGCTGCATTAATCTCTATTCTTAACTTATTCCAAGCCGATGCCGTTACTGCCGTTGTTGATGTCGTTAGTGTACGCACTGAGTTAGCAACCGTTACACATTGCCAGTTAGCACTTGCTACCGTTCCATTTGCAGTACCGCCTTCATCGTATGTAATAAATACACCATCTGCTTCTGAGCTATTTGAAATGACTGAGCCAAAGCCAAAAATCATTCTATACCGTTCAAGCGCAGTGCTTAAATTATTTATGTTAATTAACGCTTCGTAGTTCCATGCACCGCCACCAAACCAAAGTTGTGCGGCTCCCGAGCTGCTACAATAATTGATGTAGTTAGTAGCAATTATATTCGTTTGAAAAAACGCTACTCCCTGCTGATTTGTTCTGTTAGGAATCTGTGATCCTACAATTAAACCTAATGAACCACCCGATGCAAATGATTGGCCCCCATCTAACGTTGCGTTAGTTAAAAAGTCCGTAAAGAAAGATACCATTCTTTTGCCCTTGTCAATAAATGACAAAGAATTCACAGCGTCTACCGTTGGGAATTTTACTCCTGTTCCATCTATTGCTAACGAGTTCTGTTTGTTGGCTGCATCTTCGGGGGTGAAGCCTAACGCATTTTGCTTGCCGTTGAATGTAGCCCAATCTGTTGATGATAGCTTTCCTGTATTAGTAGCCGAGGCAATAGGGACATTAAACGTATGAGTAGTTCCTGTTGAGGAGATGGCAAAGTCTGTTCCTGCTGTTCCTGTAGCTAGCGTTTGAACAGCTCCTGCCAATGAGTTAATGGCGGTAATACCTGTACCTGCCAATATACCTGCCTGCTGAGTAACTGTTAAGATTACTGAAGCAGCTGATGGAGGAGGAGATCCTGCGGCATAAAACTGCATTGTTACACTAGCAGCAGCAGTTGTACTCCACATCAACTCATAATATTGACCTCCGACTACATCAAGCAGATAGTTCCATGAAACTACACAATGTCCGTTAACACTACCATGTTTAGCTGGTACTCCAATAAAACCACTTGACCCAGGTACATCTACTCCGTTTAATCGAAGCCAAATAGTTACATCATGTTCTTGATTATCTGTGTTTTGAAACTGGGATGAGAACTGAAGGTTGTATACACCTGTGTGAGCAAAGGTAATTCTTGTTAAATTGGTTCCATTAGTAATTACCGAGATGCCATTGGCTAAATCGATAGTTCTAAATATCATCGGGTAACCGGTATTGCTTACAGCCGCAGTTTGAGTTATGTCATCTTGCCACGCTCCGTAGTACCCTAAAGGGGTTGGAGCAGTTCCTGAAACTAATTCGTGATAAGCACCTGCATCCCAATAGTATGCGATTCCTGTAGACTCGTCAATATATATTACTGAGGGAGTACCTACAGCAGGAAAAGAGAAGTAGTCGGGATAAGCCGCCACAACTCCTCCAACAAAGGTGGGTCCAGGGCAACATCCTTGGATAACGTCTGAAATTAAAAAGGCGTATATGTCGTAAAGTCTACTTACATAAGCATCACTTGTGTCAGATGGGTCTATCCCTGCTGAGTATATCTTATTGCTTGTCGCTCCATAGATGGCAATTACATTAAATACATTGAAAGAGAGAGTCTTTACGCTGTTTGAGAATACAATTGTCTTGGCTGTATTGTTCTCAGATCCAACAGAGACAGAGCTTGTAATGTTGAAAGAATCTACAATATCTGATCCGTTGTAAAACTGGACTATCCCGTTGGTTAAACGCTGTATTTTCGTTACATTTACATTCATTGCTCAAGCATTAGTACAGACGCAATCTCGTCATCGGATGCGTTAATACAAAAATACTGAAAATTATTGTACTTATCTGCCATTTCTGGACTTATTTTAGAAAAGGATTGGCTGTTTACACCAGCTGCTATCATTTTGCCGATCACATACTTAGCATCGGAATGAGTTCGAGATGTTGATGGAATAGGTTCTACCGGTATTTTATATTCCTGAACAGGTGTAGTTATACTATCATCTTCTTTCTTCGGTTCAAAAACACGTTCGGCCTTTCTCTTTTTAAAGCTAGACTTAACCTTGCTGTAGTTTGATTCTCCGTAGAGGAACTCAAAAAATTGCTTGGTTGTTACCCTTTCCGAATCAAACTTTTTCTGAACTTCTTCCAGAGCCTGGCCAATAGGGAAATTAAGGGGCTTACAATACCTACGAAGAGACTTAATAGTACTGCACTTAGAAACCATAATAGGATCCAAGGCATGCTCTTCAGCCACAATCTTCCACGACTTAACTTCATGATATTCTGTTGGTTTTTTATTCTTTTCAAATTGAAATTCTACGGGTATCCCAAGAGCGTTGCAGCACATTACAAGCAACTTAATAGTCGCTATGGCTGTTATCACCTCTCTAGGCCTGTTATCTTCGCAAATAGTTGTAAATGAATCGGATCTTCTCTCTAATCCATTCTCAACAATACTAATGTATCCGCTGATTTTTGCGCTTTTAGGGGAGAGAGACTCTTCCTTAACTAAGGACCATAAAGAATTAGGGTTATTCAGCTGGCCGTTTAAAATCGTGTAAAGATCCATCAGAGCCTTTTCTTCCGAGGAAAGAGAGAACGGTATTTTAAAACTCATGCGTTGTGTTTTTTATTTTTCTTCTTCGGATGGTGTGTCATCCTTCTTCTTGTATCGCGTAAAGATACTCTCAATAACCGTAAGTCCCAAACCTCCTCCTGCTATGACAAGAAGTCCCTCAAACATATAGTCAGGGCATCTGTATGAAGTGAATGTGGCAATGTACGCAAGCGATATGCAAACGAGTAAAGATAATAAAGCACTGACTCTTTTTGTACTCGCATCTCCTTCAGAACTTAGTAGTGATTTTATCCATTTCACTTCTTTTTAGCCATTTTAATTATGGTGTAAATAGAGGCTATACCGGATAAGAAGAGGCAAAACATTTTAAGAGCAAACTCAACATCCAACAACCATGCTGGAACTGATAATAGAATGCTGCTGATTGTACCCGTTACCCCTTCCGCTATTTGTTGTTGGTGGTTGCTCATTATGAGAAGTCTTTTTCGTTAAACAATATGCACGAGAAATATTTAACTCCACTATTTTGGCAGAGTGTCATAAACTCGTTAAATTCTTTAGGGTTGTTTCTTACTTGACATCCGGCACTCCACTTATCAATTATTCTGCTAATTGCATTGGCATTTGCACGATGATGGTTAATACCATAGTTACCATAGATAGCTTTACCTATCTGCTCGCTTTTATTGTTTTTATTTGTATCTCTGAATACAGGAAGGGGAGCGTATTGAACTAGAGCCTTGTATTGCTTCTTGTGATATCCTATTACCCATGAGTTTAGGTGCTGACCTTCTGCAAGGACAGCGGTACCTTTTGGGTTCATAAAGTTTTTCAACCAATGCACGCCAGGATTAGTTGTTCCGGTATGCCATGTAACCTGTTCATCATGAACTACCCCCATGACATCATCAAATTGATCGGGAGCGTCATCAGCAGAGCGAATGTTCACCAATTGAAATGGTAACCATTTGTATCCCATCTTAGCGGCAACTGCTTTTAATTCTTCTATTGTTGGCTTTTTCATACTTACAAATTTACGTCATTTTGTTATTTGCTTTCAATTTTATTGTCAATAATCTTGAAATAATTAGTTTTTATAGGCTTAACATTTGTCAACTTCTTATTGTATTGATACAAGTCGTAGTAATATCTTTCTAAAGCTTGTTGACCACCTGCCTCACTAGCTTCATACTTACTGTAATCAGTATCTGTTTCAATTGATTTAGTGATGTAATCAGACACTTCTTGATCGTATTCCTCTTTAGAGAATCCCTCTAAGAATTTACCTAACGCAACATCATCAAGGAAAGTTAAGTTTTCAAAGTTTAACTTAGGATAATCAGCAGGATCAACATCATACTTCAACTTCTTCTTAGCGTCAAACTTTGCCTTCTCAGCTAAGAATTTAATTACCGCATATTTACCCTCATCATTTCTATCTTTCAAGGCATATCTATTATTCTTCAACTCATCTTGTATGTAGTTCTTGAACATTGATGTAGCCTCTTGAGTCAGAGCTTCAGATCTTTCTTTTCTCTTTTCTGCTGAGACAAATTTAGAGTTGTCTTGTACAGACAAAACACCTACACCGTTCTGATCAAAGTTCAACACACCAGCTACCAAGTTGTATTTACCGTCAGATGATAAAATAACTACGTCTTGTTGAATAGCAACCTCATCTTGAAGCGACTTGATAAAGTCTCTAGAGAATGGAATTTGCTTACCATCCATAGCAAGTATTAAGTTCGTTGCCATGATCGTAGCGGAAAGCATTTTATTTAGGTCTGCTGTTTCTTCGTTGAACAATTTACCACCCTCTTCCCATAAGTCATAAATAGTTGCCTTGTTGTGTCCTGGCTCATCAAGATAATCTTTATATAACTTTTGAGCTTCTTGCATCAACATATATACTGGAGGAACGCTAGTTGCAAATGCTAAAGCGGCATACTTTTCTACAGCATCATATTTTTCAAAGTCAATACCTTCTGTAAAATAAAGAGATTGTAGAACTTCATCAATAGGTTGTCTTTCTGCACCTTTCATATTTCTAGCAAACTGCAATAAAGATATAGCCATCGCTCTACCAGAAGCACCGTATCTAGAGGTGGTTACATTGGCCGCTAGATTAATACCCATAGAGGCGATCATCTTCCACATCTTGTCCGGGTTAGTAAACATTTCTAAAGTTTCTTCACCTTTTTTCTTTTCCTTGTCATCATCACTAAAGAAAGCTCTTTCAATACCTTTTACAGCAGCAAATATCACAGTATACATAGTCAAACTTGTAGCTGAAGTGGCAAATTTAAATAATCCTCTTCCTAGATCTGCTCCCTTATTCATCCGGTCATCCTTAGTGATACCTCTTCCAGCTCTCTTAGCTCCGTAAAGCATGTTGCTAACGTCTCTGTATACAAAGTTGTTGAATAAGTTAAGCATTTGAGCGACAGTATCATTTGATGATACAAGACCTTTACTAACGTCAGATTTGCTTCCCTTGCCTGTCAATGCCATTTTAGGTATACTAAACAAATCGGGCAACCATCTGTAGTTTGCTCTTGCCTGACCTTTGAATGAACCACCTTTAATAGATTGAATTCTCTGATCTGCAAATGAGGCAGCCCTATCTAAATCATATTTGTAATCACTATCATCAAAATGTTTAGCTTCAGAATAATCTTCGCCAGTTAAACGCTTGAACTCTGATCTAAAATAAGACATCCATTCCCCAGGAGTTAATGGTGCTGTTAAGTTGTGCAATGAAGCGATTGAGTTTTCTAATTGCTGAGAGAAAGTATTCTTTGTAAGGTTTCCTTTCTTAGTAGTTACCTTGACCTTAAAATCCCAGTTTAAATTAGCTACAGGGCTGCCAAATTTCTCCATAAGATTTTTAGCCTCTCTGTAAGACTTGGGGTCAAAACCTCTAAGGCTTAAAGTTCTAAAAATACCAGAACCTATATTTGTTAAAGTCTCAGCTGCTGTTCTTCCAATACCAATCAAAAGTTTAGCCGCAAAAGATTTTGTCAACTTTGTTAAGAAGTTATTTGCAGATCTGCTTAATTGATGGTCAACACGATTTCTGTTTGACTGTTGAAGAGCGTTTAATGTTTTGACATCTGCATCTCTTCCTTCCGCTCTAGCCGCCTCTCTTGCGTTTTTAAACACTTCATTAACGTAAGATATTGCGTTGCTAATATAGAAATCTCGTGCAGATTCAAAGGCGTTGTTTGCCACAAGAGAATCAACATTGAATTGTAATGGCCCAGCAGGATCTTTTGACACACGACTGTAAGATGACTGAGATCTAACAGTACCTCCAACAGCACCACCATATCCAAGCTCAACATTAGAGTCTTCAGACATTCCCTTTCCAATATATCTACGAGGAGAGAAGAACTCTGTCAGCTCACCATTAACACCTCTTACAGCGTTAGCGTTGATAATTAACTCGCCAGAAGTTCTGTTGGCCTCTCTAAATGCACTGTAAAGCTTTTGCTCGCTCTCAGACATCAAAGAAGAAGGGTCGTTAAGATAAGCTTCGTATATCTTTCTATAATCTAACTTGCCGTTCGTTACAAATGCAGGGTTAGATATTAAGTTGTTGTATACGTCTTCTACGATATTCAAGACACCTTCCTCATCGTATATCGCACGCTCGATAGAATCTTCTTTTAGCTGATTGCCTAACCAGTCATTCGTATTCTCGTTATACTGATAAGCTTTATGACCTGAGTCAAGGATATGAGAGAGTATACCAACTCTGTGTTTGAAATATTTCTTAGCACTTACAGAACCTTTTGCAGTCTTAACTCTATCTTTTAAGAATAAGAATTTACGATTTGCAAATGATAAGTCAGCAGTTTTCTTGTAGTAAGAATCTAATATCTGATTTACCTTATCGCTCATCTTCTTAAACGATCTGTCGATAGGAGCAACAACATATTGATATAAAGCATCTCCTTCTTTCAATCCAAGAACGTCTTCCCATTGGGCAGCCTCTTCAGACGATAACTTTCTCAACAAAAGATTAACCCCTTTCGTTAACTTTTTATAAATATCACCTAGTTGATTTACAATTCTTAATCCAGCCTCTTGCGATCTAATCTCAACACGATTAACCATTTCACGAACTTCCTTTTCCGGCATGAAGCCGTACTCCATTCTGTCTAAAGCTTCGTTTAATTTTAACAAGTCTTTTACATCTAAGTTCATTAACTCGTTAGCAGACAAGCTTCTTAATCTTTCAAACAAGCTTTTTTGCTCACCAACAAATAAATCGTTAGTAGTAATGCTTGAAATCTTCTGGAACAAATCATCTGTCAAACCTTCTTTCAAAGTGTCAATTTGATCTTGATGATTTGCCTCATAGACTCTCAGCCCATTTTCCATAGTGTAAAGATCTCCTGAGGCCCATTGCTCGTGTGTAGCGGCATCAATTAACCCCTGGTTATACAGCGAGTCCAAAATTCTTTTAGCCTTGTTTACAGATCTTACAAATGCGGTATACTCCTCTAGCGTGTCAATAGGCATAGACTTGATATCTGTTAGTAGATCAAAATAATCTGCCGGCAGAAATTCTTTCTTGCCTAAATCTGCGCTAAAAGCCTTGTCAGCCAAAGACATATCTAATCCCGTATGATCAGGAACCGGCTTTGCCAATCTAGCAACCGCGTCTAAATAACGATCCATCTCTGCATCAGTCAATAGAGGATTGTTGTCCGTGTCAAACAAAGGAATAGATACGAATCTTAAAACATCTTCTGTAAATTCATTGTGCCTTCTCTTAAGGGCTGTCTTTCTATTAGAAGCTAAAGCATCCATTTTAGCAGCAAACTCCTTGTTAGCAACAATCTTATCAACATACTGTATGAAGTTGTCAATTTGCTTGTCTGTAAGAGATGTCACTGCACCTGTAGCTCTGTTTACAATAGCTGAAATTTGCTGGCTATTCAACCCACTCAGTTTAGCTAATTTTAAATATTCCTTAACAAAGTATCTAAAACTATTACGTTTGTTTTTCTCGTCAGCCTTAGCTTGCTTAATATTTTCTTTTGTTTGAGATAATTCAGTTCTCAGTTCTTTTAGTTTTTCTTTTAACTTAAACACATCAGGCTTTTCATCACCTCTCTTAGCCTTAAGTTCAGCCTTGTTTATTTTATCCCACTGTGCATTTACAGCGTCTTTTAACTCGTCAACCGTAAAGAACTCCATGCCATCTCTTGTGGCATCAGCAAATGCTTTTTCTATAGCAATAGCTTTTGAAGAGTTATCCATTTCGGAATATATCTTAGCAACAGTAGCAATATCTTCAGCTAATTTATTTTTTAAGTCCCTTTCAATATTCTCCTCAAACTCTCTTTTTTTCCAAGAAGACATATCTCTAAAGCCTTTAATCTTTCTAGCTTTAGCAATCAAGTCATTTACTGTATTTAAAATACCAGCACCTTTCCTTACCTTATCCGCAGACTCGTCAAGAAGTAAACTGTATTCCAATTTATCACTATTATTCATTTGAAGTTTAGTAGTGATGTTTTCCGATTTGCCTGTTGAGGTTTTATTTTTCTCAGCCAATACTTCGTTAGCCTCAAACATTTCTAAAGCTGGGTTGAACTCAATAGAAGAAGGATAATCTTTATCAGGTCTCTGATAAAACTCTCCCTTCATTTTCTCAGTTGTCTCAGCTCTTAAATCTTCACCCCACTTAACAACAATCATTGGATAACCTAAATTAGCCGCTTCTTGAGCAATGAATGCAGCTTGTTTATTAGGATCAAAAGCCTGGCCTGGATACATCTTCTCAAACGTAGCTTTTGCCGCATCATATAAGTTCAATGGATCCTCATTAAAAGGATACACATTATCTTTAGGTATTCTTACAACATAACCATATTTACCTGATACATCTAATACGTCAGGTCGAGTGTAGTACATGCTGATATTTAACCCCGGTCTTTCGTCTTTTCCTGTTCTTGAGGTGTTTTTACCAAAGTACTTAGGATCGATAGAAGATATTTTATTTGGAGAGTAGTGGTAGAACAAGTAATTACCTTGGTCATCCTCGGTCATATGCTTAGTTAACTTAGCATTGTCTACTAAAGATTTAACTTGAGACTTAGACACGAAATTTTTAAATCCTTCCGTATCTTTTTTGGAACCTAATACATGAACTTGTTTATTTGAATCAACCGCTATCTGATCCATCTCTGGAGTTAGCTCGTTAAATTTCTGGTATGCAGGCAATCCGTTCTCATCAACCGGCCCAACATATTCACCTATATATGTATTATTTTCACCTTCCGTTTTAAAGTCAACATAATTATCTTTATCAAGACCCTTGTAAGCAATAATAGCGTCAGCACCGTTTGTTACTTTAGAAACAGTCAACTCTTTAAGACCTGCGTATCCTCTTCTCCAGTTGGCATCTATATCAACTACATGAAAATTATTAACATTAAGAATTGCAGCTGAAATTCTACCTTTGCCACCACCTGTATAGTCAGCAGATTTATTTTTATTAAGTGTCCAATATAAACCCTTGCCTAAGTTCTTAGCCCCTGTACCTTTTTCAGGATCTAAGTCTTCCGCTTCAATCATATCTGAATTTTCAGATCCTCTGTAAAAGATATTTTGCAATAAACTTTTTGGGAAAATATTTTTGAGGTACTCGGCATATTTTTCAACTGTCCCAATAGATTTTAATTCGGGATTTTGTTCAAACACTTCGTTTAAAACTGCACGTTGAGTATCATCTATTTGAGATTTAACTTGAGCTTTATATTTTATACCAGTATTAATTCTAACTACTGAATAAGGTATATTTCTAGCTCCTGCAAAATTAGCCGCATATTCTAAATCTCTTAAAGGAGTATTATCATTTTCAATTTTTTCTGATGTTCTAACTTCACCATCTTTTACTGAAGATAAAATATCTTTATAATTTTTCCTTTCTGATAACATATGGACAGTTACTCTTTGGCCGTCTTCTGTTTTCATTACTCCTGGATAAGAAATGTGTTTTCTTTTTTTCGCTGGAATATCAGACTCGTCTTCAACAATTAATTTAGAAGGTATTTCAATATAAGCAACTGCCGATTCAATAGGAGCGTTTTCCATAAAACCTTCTTCCTGTACATTGCCTAATCTTTTAGTTGCGGCATCAACTGTTATTTTACCGCTTTTATTTAATGGGATATTTAACTTCTTAGATAAACTACTAAAGTCAATTTCATTAGATTTAAATATTTCAGCTATAATTTTCTTCCCAACATCAACTCTTTTCTTAAAGGTTTCATCGTTAGAGTTTATAAAGTAGTCTTTAATAACACTATGAAGTTCTTTTGCGCTTAATTTTCCGCTAAATAATTTGATCCCCTCATTATCTTTTTCTTCTTTAACTGCCGTATTTAAAGCATTTCTAAATACACTTAATGGTATATCACCATCTTGAACTGCTAACTCTAAAATATCTATAGCAGCAGCCATACCATCTCGACTACTTAATACTTTTAAATCTGTTGATTTAAATACAACTACTCTCACAGGCTTGCCTGGGTATTTGTCAAATATTTTATTTACTAAATTGATAAATGTTTTTGACATCTTAGGAGTTGAAGCCCAGAATGTACCGTCTTTATTATATTTAATAGCAAAGTGCAAACCTCCATTTCCTTCTAATACTACTCTCTTATCTCCTTTTTTATACTTAACGCCATCAACTTCCGTGTCTTTGTCATAAGTGCCGTAAGATAAATCTCCAACCATTTTATTATCAGGGAACATTGATATTACGACCTCACCCTCTAACTCTTCAATCTTTGCATTTTGAACTAAATACCCCTCATCTTCCAATTTTTTCAAATCAGATGCAGGTATAAGATTAGCTTCAAAATTTCCACCTAATGAATATTTTGACTTTACTTCATCAGACGTGTTAACGTTTTCAGCAAATTTATTATCAAGTTTTATTTTTTGACCATAGTAAACTTTGCTTGCAAAAGTCTGGAAGAATTCCATAATCTCTTCTGGAGAAGATGTATCGTCAATAGGCTTAAGATCAGGGCCAAAATACTTAGCAATAAGTTGGTTGATATACTCAGCAATAGACTTTAAGAAAGATTTATTAGCAGGATCAGACTCTTTTAATTGAGACAATAAAGCTGTAACCTCAGAAACATATTCCTCAGCACGCTCAACATCGCTATACTCTTCATTAGAAGCTAAATCAGCAGCGATCTCATCTATTGATATCTCAAATGGAACGCCATCTTTATCTAAGGCTATTAGTTTTTTACCCTTAGCAAGATCTGCTATTTTATTTTTAAACTGAGCGTATAACTCAGGCTTATCTCCAAACATTTTAAACAATAGAGCGTGAGTCATCTCATGCGCTACAGTACGAAGATTAGCAGACTCTAAATTAATCGCAATAACTCCAGTTTCTTCCCCAGGAAGAATTGTGAATAAACCTCTTGAGTCAGCATTAGCACCAACAGAGTTAGCGTAATTTTTAAAATCACTTTCATTATCAAAAACAATAATGTTAAAGTTAGGAAGCACAGACTTTAATGTTTTTAAAGCCTTGACAACTTGAGCTACTACTCTCTTCTGAGTAGGGGTCTTTGCCACTTTTGCTAACTCCTTAGCTCTGTTGTTATCAGAAACATTATATCCGGTAGTATTTGCTTGGTTTAAAATATCGTCTGTTGTAGGCTGAACGTTTTCTTCATTAGAAGTCTCTATTTTATTGCCATCCTTATCGAGCAAAGTATCAAAGTCGTATTCTATAGCAAAGTCTACTTTCTCACCAGCTACATTCATCGTGCTGTAATTATCTCCTTGAGATTCAAACTTCTCGGCTCCCTTGATTCTAGGATGGTAAGATCCATCTTGAAATACTAATCCGTCATGGGCAGCTACAGACTCTTGATCAAATTCTATTGCAAAAGCAACAGCGTCTTCTCTAGACAAATTAGGAACAAAGAAACTAAGTTCTGAATTACCATACTTGCCAAATGCACCGTCAGTAGAGTAACCTCTTTCTTCTAGCCAAGATTTAGCAGCCTCATTTCTTTTAGCGTTTTCTTCATCGCTAAGAGATTTTCTTTGAGGGTTCCAAGCTGTAAGAAGACCAAATACACCGTTCTTAATCGTTTCTATAAATGAATTACGGTCAGGAAAAGAAGACTCCGGTAAATTTGCTATAGCATTCTCATCCCAAGCCTCGTCTCTAACTATTTCTGGGGTGTTGGTTTCTGTTCCTGGAGTTTGCTCAGATTTAACTTCACGCAATAGAGGGGTGATAAGAGCATCGTATTTATCATAGATAGGCTTATAGATAGCGTACAAATCATCCGGCATGCTGCCTTGTGTATCACCTTTTGTATCTGAATAATTGTCTATATCAGGTATCGCATTACGAAGATCTTCCTGTTCTCTAGCTCTTAGATCAGCTATGTCTTGATCTTTGTTTTCTTCAACAGGCTTAACCTTTTCTTCTTCATCTTTTTGTTTATTAGCCTGCTCTCTTGCTTTTAACAATTGAGCGTTGATTAATTCTTTTGCCTTAGGTAGATTTTCTTCAACCATACCTCCAGATACTTCAGGAGCAAAGTTCACTTCTTTAACAGTGCCATCTTGATTCATTGAATAAGAAACCACACCTAGCTCAGAAAGAGAATTAACGAGAACGTCTGACGATTGTCTTCTCTTTTGATCAGCATTAAATGCAGTTAATATCTTATTATCTAATTCTTCAATTTTTGCAGTAGACTCCACGTCAACTATGCCTAATTTTTCAGCTTCTTTAGTCGCTTGAACTAGTTTGCCTTTTTGAATGTATAGGTCTAAAATCTCAGCCTTGGCCAAGTCTCCAGCTTTCTTAAAAGGAATTACTCTTTCTAACTCTTTATAAGTATTGTTAACCTTTTGGAAGTCCTTATACTGATCAGTTTCTTTTACATCGGCATTTCTCTTTTCAGCTTGAGCTAAAATTTCCTTGCCGTTTTTACCAACCTCTAATTGCATGAATTTCAAACCAGCAGTCTTATCAGTTTTTTCTGAAATAACTTCTGCGGTAGTTGCTATAGATGCGCTAGCTGTTCCGATTAAAGCCCCGATGGCCCCTTGAACTAAAACTTCTTTAGCCGCCTCAGGAAGAGTGTCATTTTTAATTTCTGCTAAATTCATGATTGTAGACTCTACAACACCAGAAGTTATCTCTTCCCCAGCTTCTTTTGTACCTTGAGAGAACACTTTAAACCCAGCATTTCTAGTTATTTCGTATGCGTTTGCAAGAAGTGCCTTGGAAATTTGTTGAGCAGATAAACCATCAGCTAATCCTCTAGAAATGATTTGAGCTGAATTCTTTTTAATAGTAATTCCCACAGCGTCCGGAAGTTCAGGTACTAAAGCTTCAATAGAAGCTAGTGTGCCTGCTGTCAAGGTTCCGTACAACATTGCTAATCCTTTGTCATACCCAGCGTCTTCAAATTGCTTAACCATATCTCCTTCCATTACAAGGAAGTTATATGTAATAACTCCTGCTGCGCCAAAAGACATGGATGCTCCTACATTATACACTAGATTTGGCACTTGAGATATAGCGTTGCTATACCACCACATTCCACTATACTCTTCTAAATAAGGATTGACAGCCATTTCTGACCATCTTGTTTTTCTAAACTGAGTATTTTGCATATTTGCATCTACCTCGTCCCAAGTATTACTATCATCTGTAAACACAGATTCAATAACATTATACGTTTGAATAAAACCTTCCCCAATATTTTTATTTGCAGTGAAAATAGTTTTCACTGTTGATTCAAGAATATTATCCTCTTTAGCACTTTTTTTCAAATAAGCGTTCCACTCGTCTTCTTTTAATTTTGCAGCGGAATATGCTCCTGAATATCCGCCACCAGAAACTACAGAATATTGAGGGTTTTCACGAAGATTAATATCTAAATTGTCAATAGTATATTTAATTGATTTTAAATCAGCAAAACCTTTATCTTTAGACACGATATTCAACTTAGAACTTAAAAAAGCAATCTCTTCGTAATCTTCTTTATGATCATCATAAAACTTTTGAAGCTTACCAGCGTCTCCACCAAGTGACTTGCTAGACTCAACTATCTTATTTCTTTCTTCTATTAATTGTTTTTGTTTAGCGAGAATCTCGTTAACCTTATCAGAATTCTCATTTTTAATATAAGATTCTCCCTTTTCATTTTTGTCTAAATAGGGTTGAAGTTCGCCTTCTAACTTATCTAATTGATTTATTTTTTGATTAACTAAATCTAATAATTCTTGAGCTTTATTTTTATCAACACCATCCTTAAGGTGCAATCCATCTTCTTGAACATCATAATACTGTTCAATCTCTTTAGATATTTCCTGAACCTCTGTATTAAGTTTTGTTAAATCCTCAGAAATCTTCGCAGCTTTTGCCGATCCGTCAGTAGATTTCAAAATAATCTGATTGTCAACAACATCGGCATATTGAGCTAGCTCAGTTTCTGTTTCTTTAATGGATTTATCAAAGTTTGAAATAAGCTCATTGTTTTTCTTAATCTCTTGTAGGTTAATATCTAATTCAGATTTATCTATATCTAATTTAGATTCTTCATCTGCAATTTTACTATTTAAATTTTCTAATCTTCGAGAGTCTTTATCAGCAGTTCTCAAAGCACCAGATGATTTCAAGTCATCCGTCTTTAAATATGCAGATGCACTATAAAAAGATGTTACATCATTTAAAGCAGATCTTCTAATATTCATAGCCCATTGAGCATCTGCTTGAAAACCTTTATCCATTTCACCATACCCTCTTCCGGCAACATTGTTTTCATGAATTTGCTTCATGTGATCAAGATCCTCTTGCTTAAACTTACCAGTCTCAATACCTTTTTCGATGTATTTTAAATCCATGTAATAAGCAACGTCCTCGTTCAATTTATTGTAAAGATCATCAGCAGCTTTAGCTTTTGCCTGTGCTTCTAATTCCTTAACTTTTGCAAAATCATATTCAATCGGATTGCCAAATTGATCTACCTCTGGCAACTTAACATTCTGAACGTATTCAGAGTTTGCAATTAAGCGTTTTAAGTCATTTTGATTGCCAATTAAAAACTCTTTTGGAGAGATGCCCATGCCACTCAATATTTGAGCAGATTCAGACACATTTATATTGTTGAAGAAATCTTCGTCAATTTTATCAACATGTGCGTTGTTAGTAACTATTTGCTCTGCACTCTCTCTATTTTTTCTTTTATTAATACCAGCAAAGAAAGTTCCTTCTCCAGGACGGCCAAGTATACCTCCAAGAATGTTAAACTTGCCGTCTAAAGATTTAGCTTGAGTTTTTTGGACTTCCTTGTTTTTCTTGATCGTGCCTCTAAGAACATCCATAAATGTTTTAGGAGCATTCTCGTCAGCTGTAGCTACTACTTCCTGCTCTCCCATCAAACCTTCAATGGTTCCTAAGTTATATTGCCCTTGGTGTTTAGTCAAGGCCAAGTCTACAAGAGCTGTAGCGGAGTTTTCATCCCATTCGGGATTACTAGCTCTAATCTCTTCCTTAAGTTTAGTTTCTTCCTCAGCACTCATGCCGTGAAATAAAGAAACTGTTTTTCTATTAAGGTCATTCCACGCATCATCATTACCAGTGTAATTACGAATAGTAGAAGAAGATTTTTTGATATAATCATTATAAACAGCGTCACCCACTTGGCCTGTGTAGTTATTTGCTGTTTTTTTAGCTTTAGTTACATAATCTTTTGAGTAATCGCTTTCTTCATTTTCAGAGAAGTATACAATTTCATAAGTGCCATCTGCATTATCCTTATACCCCAATATCTGATCAACTCCATATTCAGGACCTTGATCTACACTCGGGTCGTTTTTTCTTGCAAATGAAAATTTCTTTTGCTTTTCCTTTTTTTTTCTGCCTGGTTTTTCCGGGTCATCAACTTCTATATCTTCCTCCACAACTTCTGGCTCTTCAAAAAATCCTCCCCCTGTTGATTGGGAAAGTAAATTACTAGCTTTAGATCGAAGATCCTTTAAGTCAGAAGCATCCTGCATGAAGTTCTGTGGTGCTGGGGCAGCAAATGTCTGCGTAGGCTCAGTTGGCGCAGGCTCACCTGCACTATCTATAACAGAACCCTGCTGAGTATCAGCAGAAACCTGACCGGTTGCTTCTGTAGTCTCTAATGGCTGATCTGTAGGCTGAGATAATTCTTCCTCTCCAACCTCTTTTTTTTTTCCAGAAATCAGATTTTCAAAATCCGACAGAGTTTGTACACGCAAATGTTCTGGAGCGTCAGATGAAAACTTCAAAACCTTGGCAATTCTTGTCTTATAGACATCGTTGCTTGATAATAAAGTATCAAATTCTTCTTTGTCAGAATTAATCTTACCATTTGTTTTCAAATACGAATACAATTCTTCTGTTTCTAAAGCCATATTATTTTTTATTTGAATTTAGTACCGCTACTTTGCCAAAACGTCCACATATCAGGGTTAGCTACATTTGAATTTAACTGATTTGCAAAGAGCAAAGAGTTATTTTTAGAAATATTTTTAAGAGTTGGCTTATCAGACCATAAGAAAACGATAATATCATCATTTAAATCAGCAGGATCTCCACCTTCTAATACACCAACAAGATCTCCTGAGGCAGTGTGTCTTACCGAAGTAATCTTGCCTGTTATAGTTTCACCTTTGGTATTTTTGTATGAATTTGATTTCATTGCTTGCCCAGAAGCTAAACTATCTGTAATAGTCATCTCTTGATCAGCAGATAACCCAAGAACATCTGAATTTACTTTTACGGAGCCATCTCCCTCTAAAGAATAAATATATTTATTAGACAAGTCTGAACTTATCGTTTGATTCATTGCATCAACATCAGCTTTAGTAAATGCAGAACCATCGTTTTTCTTTATACTTATGGTTCCATTTGTAGTGCCTCCTGTTAAATCGTAATTAACACTATTGAAGTCAATAGGATTATTAGCAATACTTGTTGCAGGAAGAATTTGAGCTTGACCAATAACTGGAGTTGTTTGAGTATTGTTAATTTTCACTGTAATATTTTGCGGTGCTTTAGGATCTTTATAAACATCCGCACTTACACCTTTAATATCAACTTGATTTAAAACTAAATCTTTTAAATATTCATCAAAATCTTCAAATCCACCGTATTGTGCCTTGTCAAAAATACCTTTTTCTTTTTTAAAATCAAAAATACCTCTTGCTTTTTGTATTTCTGGATTAGAATTTAAGTTAGCTAAAATTGCAGGGATCTTAGTTTCATTTATTTCCTTTGTTAATGTAAGAATTTCATCACTCTTTTTGCTAGAAAAATCAGCTTTTTTTAAATCTTCAATTAACACATCTAAACCAGCGGCTCCAACTGAATTTGTGACAGCATCGGTTACTTTTGGTATCGCTGTTAATAAATCTTTGCTATTATTATACTCTTCAATTGTTTCTCTAATACCCTCAACAGTAGGGTTGGTCATGATTTTATCATGGAAATAATTATACACATCGTTATCTGCTCCTTTGATCCCATTTATGCCCTCCATTTTTTTTGAAACATCGGCCATCTGAGCTTGAAAACTTTTAAGATCATTTATATCAGATTGCAACGCTTTACCAGCAGGTGTTGTTGCGTCCCAAATAGGTAATTCTTGAGATCCCCATTCAGAATAAATATCCGTGATTTTATCAGCTTTTAATTGAATAGCTTCATTTATTATTGCGCTTGGAGTTAAATCCGCTTTTGCTAATTTAAGACCGCTTAAAGCAACGTCACCCTTAGCTTTATTAGCTTTCCTCTGCTCAAGCTCGTATCTTAATTTAGCATCTTTCTTATTTGCAACATTTTCTATCTTTCCACCTATATCGGCAGCTTGATAAACATATGGTGTAGGTATATCCGCATTGGTTTCTAATGCCATTTTATTCTGCTTTAAGGTTTGGATATGCTTGTATAAGAGCTTTACCTGCCGCTGTGGTAGGACCTCCAGCTTCAGCTAGTTTTTCTGTAAATTTCGCTTGATCGTATCCCAAATCTTGAAAACTCTTAATAATTGTAGGATCTAAATTTATCGATTGAGCTGAGATAGCAGATCCGATAGTATCAAAGCCTGATGCAATACCTCCACCAATATTGCTAGCTCCAGCAGCTTTCATATCAGCAATCTGCTGTTGCTTCTGCATGTATGGTTGAAGCTCATTAATGTCATATGCTTTATCAGCATAATTCTGCAACCCCGAAACTCCTTGTAAATAATTTTGCTGTAACCCTAATTTAGTCTGGGCAGCTTGACCTAAAACATCAGCAGAGGCCTGCATACCTGAAGCGTTAGCTTGAACTAAAGCACCAAGACCAGCAGCTCCAGAGGGAGCCATTGTTTGAATATTTTGAGTAGTGTTTGCTAGGTTTTGATTAATACCCTGCATCTGCTGAGCAAGACCTGGAGCCTCACCTTGTGCTAAGGCTAACTGTCCCTGAACAGCTCTTTGAGCATCATTATATTCATATTTTGGTCGAGGGCCTAACTTTTTTTGAAGATCTTTAGCCTGTTTATTTTGGTAAATACCATAACCAATCTGACCTGCGGCTTGTACTGCACCTGCTATTGCTAAACCTGCTCCTGGAATCATAGTAATAATTTGAATGTAAAGTTCAAATATACAAATAAAATCTATTGCATCATCGGTTCTGAAGGAACAAAGTTAACATTTGCTGAAAACAATATCATTTTATTTGTTGTGTCTGAGTTTGTTAAAGAGTGGTCTAGGACATACCCCCTTAACTCTCTCCCGTTCAATCTTTTTAAAGCGTATGGTAAAAATGGGTTAGGATCTGACATATCTCTAAAATATTTAGAGACGTAATAAGACTCTTGATTTCTAAAATTATCAATCAATATATTAGAAGACATGCCGCCCGGGTATTGATTTGTTGGAGGGACAATAACCTGAACTTGAAAAGGCATGTTCGACTGAGTGGTAAACGTTAAAAACCTTTTCATTGTTGTTGGGTTAGATTTAAATAAAAATCTTACATTCTGATTATAACCTCTATCAAAAAATGTCAACTCGCTACCACCCTTATCCTCCTCGTATAATTCACCCATATTAGTTGTAGGGTAACCTCCAACAGTATAAGCTCTGTTACCAAACTGAGTGGCCCATAAAACAGGTTGGTTCATATAGGAAGACCATCTTTGCCTGTTAAACGAATAAACAATAGCCTCTGTAGAAATGTCTGCCTCTGGGTATATTGTAATAGTTCCTGGGCTTGGTTTTTCCATTGTTGAAAGCGTTCCGTTAATAGAGATAGATGTTACATCTTTCCCTGGATTATAACTAGATCCAATTACTGTATACGTCCCATTATTATTAGAGTCAAAAGCACCCGAAATAACAAATGTAGTTCCTGGTTGAAAATACGAGGTGTAATCACCAACAAAATCAATTGTGCCTGGGGGTATTATTGAAAACTCAGTAAGCTCAATACTATTAGGTATATTATCTAAACTAGAACCTGCATATAAAATATATTCACCATTAGAGCGATTAATATGAGAAATTATATTCATTAATTGTCCGCTGTCGTATTCAGCCTGTCTTATAGAGTTGGTGAAATTTTCAATACCCAAACCAAATTTACGCTCTCCTTCACATATGTTAACTAATCCACCTTGAGTTGCCTGAACTGCGGCAGCGTTGTAGAAGTCGTAAAAAAACACGTTGTTCTCAACTTTTGCTACAGAACCTGGATGAATACATCCGTAATCATCATCGTGTGGGCGAATACCTGCAAATGTTTTATCGGAAATAATTACATTGTTAGTACCATCCCCGTTAAGAGCAAATGCCTTTTGGATATAAACAGATGTAATTTTCTTATCTTGGAAAGCCTTGAGAGTGTCTCCAATTTGCGTCAGTCTATTGATACTTCCATGTTCATCTTTCAACACCACGTTGTTAAAAAACTCTATTCGGCTAAGTCCGTTAATCTGAGTGTTGTCAATAAGAGCGTTGGTGTGATAAATAGATGCCTTTAAGTGTTGCTGTTTAGCAAATGGTGAAAATAAACCTACACGACCTTTATTATTCCAATTTGAAATATAAAAGTCAGAGTAATGAGGATCTTCACAGAACCAAGCACCTATATGGTCATTTGCATCTTTAACATCTGCTAAACTGCCTTCATAATCATATCCTGTTGACATCACCCTTTGACGTATATAAACATCACCACAATTTAAATTAACTACAGCTTCTCTAATTCCGTAAATTTGATTCGTATCACCACCGTGTGATCTTGTAGATGTATGGGGATTTAGTACAGGGAACTCAATTCCAACCTCATACCAAGGATCATTTTCACTTTCTTTTTTAGGAGTGTATATTTCTATTTGAAATCCTCCTGTTGCAAATGGTCGTTGAGGATTACTTCCTCCAAACCTTAAATACTCACCTAATAAATTAACGTCAAAATTATTTACAATAATAACCTCTTCTCCATTAGGACCTCCTCCGAGTTCATAAGCTAAAACATTTAATTCTTGAATTATATTATTTTCATTAGTTATATAATCTGGATAATATTGACTATTATTATAATTACAATCCAATAATGATATAGAATATGATGAATTTGAATTTGACATTAATATATTCAAAGGCCCGCTTGCAACGCTATACTCGCAATAAAATGTTAATGTGTCAGAAGCAACTAAAGGAATTTCAAAACTTCCACTGTAGGAGAAGACAGAACTTCCAATAGCATTAAGAACCCCTCCCACAAAACTTGTTCCTGGAAAACTATTTTTTCTTACAGTTATTTCTAAAATAGGAGATCCAGTAAAACCAGATCCAGTAATTGTTGTTGTTGTTTCAAATTTAATGCGATATGTACCAGAAATCGGTGCTGTAAAAACTCCTGAACTCATTGTTGAATTTGGATCATACGTTTCATTAATGTATGACGATAAATCTAACTGATACATAAATACATTTGGCATCGTCCCACTTGCAATTCTTGGAACATTAATAGAAACCTGATTTGCTGTAAATTGATTGTAAATAACAAAATCCTTCTCAAACAAAGCCCTTGCTCTTACAAAACGTACAAAATCACCTTTTGAAGGAGTGTGGTTTATTGAAGATCCTAAAACTTGTTCTTTATAATAATTATCTAAAACAAGTTTAACGGTAGTATCTGGATTGTAAATAACTTGCTTAACGGACCTTTGCTGGAAGTTAGAAATATTTGTAGACGGCTTGTATAATATTTGATAGGTATCTGCCCACATTGGTGGTTGATATGTAGAAGCAATTATTATGTCTATATTGTTGATATACGGTCTTTTCTTCAATCCAAAATTTCCACTATTAAGTGCAAGGTCAGTTAAATCCGTATTGAATGGAACGTAAACATCTCCAGCAGGAACCGTTAAAACTGTTCCGTCACGATTTGCTCTATCGTAATATTGAAAAGCAAACTCGTGTTTTGCTCCTGATTTGAAAGTTCTTGTAGCTTTATTTTCACGATAAACGATCATTGCTCCTACTGTAGGAGTGTTTAGCTGGGCCTGAGTTCTAGTATACCAAGTTTTTCCTAATATTTGTAATGTTGGCCATGTTACAGTAGTATTCCATGATGCAGGAGCCATTACTTGTGACGTAATACCCAATGTATTTAAATAGTTTTGAAGCTCTACACATAATTGATTTATTTTTTGGAGATCACTTATGTAAATACTAGGATCTATATAAGGAACTAAAAAGTATATAACAGGATCAGGCAAAACAGTATTTAAAGAAAATAAATCATTATTTTTTAATTGAAGAGCTATTATGTCTCCAGCTTGAAATCTGTATTTTATAAAATCACCACCAACTTGTAGAAATGAAATAAATAGTCGATTAAAAGTTGTATAATCACAATAAAAAGAAGCTTGAGGATATGTAAATGCTGTATTTTCAATAGCCCTTCTATCAACAGTAAAATAAACACTACTATTTGTAATTTCTTGTTTATCGTAACCTTCTATATAATTACCTAGAGCAAACTCATTAGACGGCAAGTATTCAATTGTTTTTACAATCTGAGGTATTAGGTCATAATTTCTCTCAGAATTGCTTATTGCTGGTCCAGAAGTTTCATTTTTGAAATTAATTGTCTCTGTTGAATAGTCGGACCATCCTAATTGGTTTTTATCGTATTCCTTATATAAGAAAAATTCTCCTGTGTTTCCTATACGATATGCCACTCGAATCAAACGAGAAATTGAAGATCCAGTTTCAATGTTAAGTCTTATTGTGTTATCAATGTATGAATCAATATTAACGGTTTGCGTAATATACTCGGAAGAATTAGGCAATACCATTTCTGATATTGGAGACCATGCAGACTCTTCGTTGTCATCGTAAACGTATTGATAACGAAATTGAAAAAGTTTATTTTTTAAGTTGTTAACTGATTCAGTTGTATCTGAATCGTATGTAAATGTCGGAGAAAACAGCGGAGGGTGTTTAATCCAATCTAAATTATTAAATGTGATCTCTGAATATCCTTCAGGATCTGTTCCTCCAGATTGAGTATACAAGATTGCCTTTTGAATATTAATCTTGCGAGGAGGGTTAAAATTATTATTGATGTAAGTCTTAAAGAAATTGTCTGTCCAGTACAATAAGTTATTAACAACAGATGCGTGATAAATTTGGTTTTCTTTTTGGAAATTTAATATTTTATCTTCAAGAATAAGGGTATATTGAAAATCTTCTACAGTGTATCTCCATATTGAATGATTTTCATTATCATTCCACACGAACAAGATAATTGCCTTATGCTCTACATCTTCGCAAGAGCCGATAACGATATTAACACCAGCAGCAAGATGGGTATTTTCTTGAAGTAGATTCCCTGTCCTAGACTGCAAAGCACCTTCTGATGGAGCGTTTCCTCCATAGTTTCTAGAAAATGCTGCGTATCTATAATCTCCATTAGGGATAAGACGATCTTCATCGTCTGTATTCATACCTCCGTTAAAAAATATTCCTTCTTGATACATATCTTATCGTAGTTTTAGTCCTGGTGCTGAGTAGAATGCGTCAAGGATTTCATCCATAGTGTTTCCTTGAGCCATTGCTGCTTCTGCCATAGACTCGGTATAAATTCTTTCTCTATTTTGAGAGTTAACAGGATATTTCTGAGGCTCGAACTCTGCAAGCTGCCAGATAATATAGTTACGCATCGGCTCAATGTAATAGTGAGGAACAAGCGTCTGAGCGTTTATATCAGCACCTGTGCTTAAATACTCAAGAACAACTTTATTATTCATAACTCCACTAGTAAATTGTATAAAAGTATTGGTGGGATCAATTCTATAATAAGCCTGATTAAAGCCACCCCCTGATGCAAAAAGAGCAGGAAAATAATTTCCGTTATAAGAGTGATCTAAGAAAAACACTCCTGTTGTCACTGATGAGTTTTCAGCGGAAGTTAAGTTATTTGAAAATTCCATTGTGGTAGGGATAGATAAATTTTCATCTAGTCCTAAAGTCCACAATCTTCCACCGTAATCGATCGCAATTTTGGTATATCTCATGAAATCTGAAGGTAGAGGAACCTGACCTACAGAGTTAATCATAAGATGAGCTACTTTTAAACACGGGAAAGAGGTAGTGCCTCTAACCACTTCGCTCATCCACTCAATAGCAATTTGCTCTAGACGGGGAATCTCAGCAGTCTGACCTTTAACACGGTTAAGAGTAGACTGAGTTACATATTCTATATTTTTTACTGGAGTTCCTTCCATTATGATGAGTAATTAGTAGGTCTTGGATTAGTATCCTCAACCGTATTGTTAATAACTTCTTCAGGGCGAGCGTCCGTTGATCGGATTAATTCAATCACACGAGCAAAAATAGGCCCTATAGCTGTTGGCATTACAACCTCATCATCTTCAGAAGAATCTAAGAATGAAGGTATGATATAAAACGTAATTGTATCCGAGTAAGGTTTTGCTGTCCAGTTAACTTGTTTGCCGCGAACATAAAACTCAGGTCTTGCCATATTCTTAATTGTGTTCAAGAATATATTTTGATCTTCGCTTTGACGAGCAAAGTAATTGTTACACGAGTCATCTGTAGCGTATTTTACACTCTTGTTTCCTGCAATAGGAGATACTGGCAATACACTTGTGTATTTGCCATTAGAGCATGCTACAGGAACGTTGTAAGGAGTTGTCATGTTTGTAGTCAACTCATTATCAGAAACAGAGGCTTCCTGAAAAATAATATCTAAAATTGCAGCTACAGTATTGTACTTGTATCTACCTAAAATATCATTCGGGACATCGCCTGAAGCAAGACGCTCCTGTATTAATTCTATTAGTTGTCTCTTTGTCATGGCGTTCTTCCTTTTTCAATTTCTAAAATTCCAAGTGAATTAAGATCTTTAAGATTAATCATAAAGTATTTAGTCAGCTCATTTACCAAATCTATATGCACGTCTTCATACCACTCAAATTCTACACTTATACTTGGATCACCAGGTGAAAAATTAGGATTGCACGTTAATGTAGAAGAGTTACTATGAGTTGCCCCGGGAACAAGATAATACGGCATCCCTGTTGCTGTAATAATATCATAATCAAAAAACGGAATAGCAGGGTATCTTACATAAGTTAAATTAATTGTAGGAATACCCTGAGGTCTTACAAGTAGCTTTTCGTTTTGTATGGTTACAATAGGACGAGCAAAACTTGGTGAAAATAAAGAGGTGGAAAGTCTGTAAGAAAAATCTTTATTAGATAAAATCTCAACGTGACGATAAATTTGATTAGATCCGGTAGAAGTGTTTTCGTAATCATATCTGCTAGCTCTACCAAACCTTAAGTAATCATTAGGTAAAATTCCATACCCGTAAGAATCTAAGGGAAGGGGAGTAGATCCGTTATCGCCAAGAGTAACAATAAAAGGACGGAGATTATCAGTAAGTTCCTGATCCTCTTCATATACCTCTAAAAAATCATTCATCTTAGCAGTATTTGCATAGTCAAGGGCCTGATTATAAATATCAGGAGTGATAAGGTTGCCGTAGGCATCCTTTCCGATCTTGTTATATACCTGATCTAATATCTCGTTAAGATTCATAATCTTCTATTAGTTATAAACTCTAATTTCAAAAGGATTAAGAGACAAAATTCCATCAGCTGAAGCTGTTGTTACAGTAATTATATTGTCCCCTGATCTTAACGCAATTGCTGCCCCACCTACAGAAGATGGATTTATTCTTACAAATGTTTTGCCACTAGGGAAAGCTCCGTTCAATGTTGCTGTATAGGATCCGGCAGCTGACCTTGACCACAATATACTTCCTATAGAATTTTCTAATTCAGTAGCAGTAGGAGCAGCTGTACTAGATTGACTAAGTAAAGCTACATATGATTTGTATCCACCGCCACTCGTGTTATCCACCCATTGAGGAGTAGAATCATCTCCGCTACAACCGCAAGAAGAATCGCAACCGCAAGAAGTATCACCACAACCGCAAGAGCAATTAGATGAAGTATCTGTGCCAGTAACCAGCGCAGTGATTTTTTCAGCGTAGGCAGCTGCTGCAAGAGTGTCTCCACACGCTCTTTCAATTTGGTATTGAGTGTAGTAAGCATTGGCTAAAGTTAATTCTTGTGCATAACGAGGAGTGGTAGATCCACCAGCAACATCTTCTGCATATATTCTTGTTATTTTATCTAGAGTGTCGTTTACGCTGCATAGCTGAGCGTTGCAAGCCACATTGTGATTTAACGTCTTTGTTAAAACAGCAATTAAAACCAAACCGTCAGTTTGTGTCTTTGTTATATTTTTTGTTGCAATTACGGTCCACATCCCTGTAGCCAATGTATTTACAACAAGAGTGTCTGCCGTTGTTGTTTCCTCATACAAAGAAATAGGAGCAGGAGTTAATCCATTCGGGTAATATAATCTAAGACTCTTGCTAGAGATTGTCCAACCTGCGTAACTTGTAGAGTCGGTTGCTGTAATCTGACCGTTAGGGTAGAAGTTGCAATCGTTAGTTACAGTAACATCTTGACAAACAATATCAACACCTAAGTAATTGTATAAAGTTGTAGTTACTCCAGAACCCATCCCTGCAACTGTGCCGAATTCAAATTTATAAGTACCTAATAAAACATTAGACGAAGTGTCTAAAGGCAAGTTATAAAATGCGGAAGTTGTAGATGCGGTAATAAAAGCATTTCCTACAGCACTCTTATCTAAAATTAGATTGCCTGCTGGGTCAGTCAACTTTGCGTAAATAGTTGCTGAGGGAGATGTTATCCCCTGATACTTTTTTGTGGAAACGTTAAAACTGAGGTTAGTAGGCATTTTCTTATAATTTATACACAAAGATAAAAAAAATAGGGTACAAATAGTACCCCATTTCAGATTATTTTTATTTTAGTTTAAGCTAGGACTTTCTTGAGCAAAGCAAGAGCTTTCTTATCCTTAGCTAAGTACTCAGATAAAGCCTGGCGATCGTCTACTGGAATGTCAGCTAAAACAACTTCTTTATCTCCTACTATCACCACGGTCTTTTCACCGTCACTACTAGGCATAATAGCGTCAATATTCCAAGCCTCTTCGATCATATTTCTAATTTCATCATCATGCTCGGGAGAAAATGTCTCAATTAACTTAACTTTTTTATCTGCGTTATTATCCATTTCGGTGTAGAGACGAGATAAAATTAATTCTTTATTTGTGTCATCGTAATTTAATGCAATTCCTAGACTTTGGCAAAGTTCAACCATTTTCTCTTTAGTCAAATTGCCTATTGCAGCTTTAGCTTTTGCTTCTGCAAACATGCTAATCGCTTTTGTTTTAGCGTCTTTTTCTGGCATTAAGAACTTAAAAGAAGAGCCTTGATTGCCTTTTTTACCATTTTCAAATGCTTGGCAAAAATTATAACAAAACCATAAAAGCTCTTTATGTCTTTCAGGATTAAACATAAATCCAGAATCAATCATTAAACTTTTTGAACCATATTGTCTTCTTCCATCATTACCAAACTTTGGTGCGGAATCAGTATAGCGAACTTCTCGCTCTTCTCCTGTTTCAGAATCAGCCCAAGTATGGAATAAAAGAATACCTTTTAATGGCTTAGAATGCACCCAAGGGACATGAGGATTGTTAGTTTGAACTCGTGTTGAAGCAGATTCAGTATAAGCAATTCTCTGAGGTTTGTTTTTCATCATAAACTCAGGAAAAACGGCTTTTAATTGGTTAAGCTCATCTTGGCCTAACGTGAATTTTTCATCATCTATAAATAACATATTGTGTTTTTTTTTGTGTGTTAAAAAGATAAAATGCTGGGGAGGGATATTCCGCTCCCCAACATTTATTAAAGAAGATTATGCAGATTATGCATATTTCAAACGTCCGAATTGCTCCAAACAGTAGAAATCAAATCCTAAGTCTGAAGACAAGTAAAGACGAGCAACGTCAGTTTGTCCGATCTTACGAGCAGATGCACGACCATCATCAGTTACTTCCATGAAACGGCTATAACCATCCATTTCCTTGTAAACTAATTCGATACGGTTGCGAAGTACTCCTTCAGCATCAGCCATCTTGTTCAATGGGATAGCCCATCCACGGTAACGCAAGTTCGGAGCTGTAGTAGCATCAAGAACAGCGGTAGTGTTAGGATCTTGCATGAAACGAGCTTGCTTGATCATGAAGTTGTAACCATCTACAATAAGTCCATTGTAAGACAAAGTACCCATTAATGATTCAACGTCATTCATTTTTCCACCGAAGAATACGTCAGCAACTGATTCATTCAATGCATTTACGTTAGCATTACCGAATCCGTTAGCACTAGTTGTGTTAACTGCACCAGCAGAGTCATTCAAACTAGAGTATAACTCTTGAGTTAACCATAGTAAGAACAAATTGCTAGAATAACGCTTAGACATTGCATTAGCCATATCTCTTAAGTCCTGAACTGTTAAAGTACTACCAACAGTTAAATCAACTCCACGAGAAGCAATTTGAGAATCCAAACCAGAAAACGTAGTAGGTACGTTAGAGTTTGTATTTGTCTTACCAAAGATCATTGATAAAGCGATTTGCTTAATCAAACGATATTCAGCCTCGTCTTGTCCTTCGTAGAAGAAACCGTTCATCTTCTTAGTCTTACCATCACCATACTCAACTTCCATCCATTGTGGTTGGTTAGTTTTTTGAGTACCAGTTAATTCGTAAGTTTCTTTGAAGATTTGAGTCTGCCAGTTATACTTAGTCCAAAAAGACTGAGATGAAGTTGGTTGGTTTGTTCCTTCGCCCCAAGCAGAACCTACAACTACAGCAGTAGCAGTAGCAGCAACAGAAGCAAAAGCACCATTTTCAATTGCGTCAATAACAACTGTAAAGATATCAGCAACACCTAAACCAGTAGTTGTAGCAGTAACTGAACGAACACGACCTAAAGGAAGAGTTGAATGAGAAGCAAGCATTACTACTTGACCTTCTTTAGCGTAAACTAAATCAATAAAGTCGTTAGGAGAACCTGCTGGAGGAGGAGTTCCTGTTTGAGATGTAACGAAAGCAGTGTAAGTACTGTTTGCAGTACCACTTGGGCTAGCTGAAACAACACCACCTGTCATTGAAATAGGAGCATCATAGAAGCCCTTTTCCCAGTGCCATCCAGTTGTGTTTTGAACGCCACGCTTCATTCCAAGTCCCATCAAAAGTTGGAAGTCAGAAAGACCGTTGTCACCATACTTGTTTTTCAAAGTACGCAAATAATGTGGAACTAAAAGTCCACTTGTGTAAGACGCATCAAAGATAGATAGCATGCTACCACTCAGACCTGCGTTCGATACGGGATTAAAAAAAGCCATTTTTTCTAAATATTAAATTTATTATTTTTTACATTTGAGATTCGAAGTACCTCTGTAGTTGAGACTTTTCAGACTGAGCATCAGGTTTCTCCAGCTTTACCACTTCTGAGCCGTTGTGAAATTCCTTGAGAGCTGATTCACGGGCCTCCCCTTTTACAGCTGATATCAAAGATTTATAAATGCTTGCCGCTTCCAAAGCTTCTGCACGATTCCGCACATATGTTTGAATTGCTTTCACATTCTGCTCGTCAGTTGGTAATGGGTTTGAAGAGATGATTCCTAGAACTTCTTGCTGAATTTGGTTCATCGTTTGTTCCGATACCGGAGCTTTTATTTTTAAACCGTCAACTTCTACTTCTATTTCTCTAATCTTTGTTGCCTCTGCCGCAACAGGCTTCCAATCATTAACCAACTTTTCAGCACTTTGTTGTCTAGTGCTGAATTGTTCTCGCAAAGATGCAACAAAATCTTTGTTGTCACCAATATTTTGTAATTTTTCTTCTACAATATTTACATTTTTTCCCAATTTCATTTTCATTGTCTTAGGAGCATCTTCAAATGTAACATCAGAGTAGGTGTTGTTTTCTTCAGCTATAGTATCGCAAATCTCTTCAAATGTCATTGTTTTAAGCAAATCTGGCTCTTGTATTATTTGAGAAAGTGCCATTACCTGTACAGGGTTTTGCTTGATCTCATCTGTGGTTTTACCAACAAATTTATTAGCAACCCCTAAGTCATTAATGCCCGTGCCTTTAATAAAGGAATTTAAATTCGCCAACTTTTCATTAGCGAAAGGAGATTCTAATTGTTGCATCAAAGTTTCTTGCTCACGAATAAAAGGCTCAAACTCTTCGTACTTCTTTGACTTCTCTTCGAACATAGAATACTTTTCCTTTACCGCATCGATAGAGTCGAAATCTCCAAAGATAGATCTTAGATCAGAAGCTTTAAATGTAGCTTCTTCTGTCACTACAGGGTCTACCGAAGGTATTGGATCTGGATTCTGATTATCATTATTAACAGGATCTGTATCCGGGTTAATATTTTCAGCAGGTGCTGGATCAGGGTTTTGAATACCTAAAGCAGCAAAAATACTAGTTGGGGTTTGTTGTTCTGAATTTTCCATGTATGTTGTTTTGTGTGTTTTATATTATTTCTTTCTCATCGATCCGGTAATTTCAGTCCCGGTTTGTTCTTGAAGATAGGCCTCTGTTTTAATTTCCTCAATATTACCTTGAGTTTTGGTCATGATTTCGAATTGCTTTTCTTTCATTCTTAATTCAGATAAAACAGTTTCTTCTTGAATCTTAGCTTGCATTTTAGCTTGGATAACTTGCAATTCAGATTGAAGCTTTTGCTGCTCTAGATCTATCAAAGATTGAGATTGAGCTTGCTGAGATTGGGCCGACTGCTCGTCATTATACTTTCTTTTCTTAGCAGACTTGTAATTTAAATACCAGGTAGCTTCTTTTATTCTACCTTTCTCAAGCATGTCTAAAATAAGAGTATAATCTGCAAGTTCAATTTCAGGCATACCGTTACGACCTACTTTCAAAGCGGTCTCAGCAGCCTCCATAATTTTAAACTTCTGCGTCTGAGAAACTTTATTGGTTAAGGAAAGTCCAAGCTCGTCTAATGTGATATCAGCTCCAGTTAAAATTGCATCTACAGCAGTCAACCCAAACACTTTACCGTAATAGTCCTTAGTATCTTTATCATACTTCATGGTTGTTACAGCACGAAGAACCATATTTTCAGAGGCTTTCATTTTAATCTGCTCTAGAGCTTGTTGTAGTGGCCATAGAGCATTATTAGTAGCCTCAACCTCAAGCTCTGCAATACCTACTAGCTTATCACCCTTTGCAGGAGATGCAGCCATTGTTGGGGTTATGCCTGTAATCTGTAGCAACTTTTCCACGTCATGTTGATAGGCTAGAATCCATTCAGACAATTGCTTACCAATACCACCTTCTAACTCTTCAAAAGAACGAGAGGTATTTACCTTACCACCAAGCACAGATGACTTATAAAAGAAATTACCTGTGTGAGAATATACTTGAACAAGATCAAAAGGAGTGAATAAAGAACCTGCAATGCTATTAACATTTAAAGCTCCAATATCAATTGCAATACCCTTAGGAGCAGCAGCTAATTTAGCTGCCTGTAACTTAAGGTGATTAATTTGCAAAGAATCGTAAACTGGAATAGCTGTCTCTGTAATAGACTTGCCCGGTATCTTTGTAAAACGATAAGACAGTTGAGGTCTTTGTTTGTTTACACGCTTCATGTTTTTTTGCTTGCCTCCAACACAAATATTTGCTCCTGGCAAGAAAAATCCTTCGTATATAAAATGACCGTCAATAACCACCGTTTTCTTTTTCTCGGTATTTACATATTCGCCAAACATGTCTTTGTAAAACTGAATTGACTGTTCTTTTTGTTTTTTCTTAAAGAACATGCTATCTTTAGAGATATACTCAAACTCAAGAACATCTACAAAGAAGTCATCGTAACGCATACGATCAGTCATTGTGTCTCTCTGAGAATACCAAGACCATCCATAACGATCATTAGCGTAAACAGTATCGTAACACCATTTAGCAATTTGATTTATAAATCCTTCGATTAACTCTTCTTCATATCCATTTTGAGCTAATAATTTACGAACTTGAGGAATGCTGTATTTCTCAAAATGTCCTGCAAATGGACTATTATCTCCCTGACTTTCATCTGTCCAGGCGCAAATAAATTTAGTTGCGTCTACATATTTAATCTTAGCGGCACCTGAGTCAGGATCTGAATAATCCTTAACAACCATAAATCCAAAATTAATAGCATCATCCTTTAATTGACGCTCTATCTTGGTCCAGTCGCTATTTTTAAATCCAAATTCAGCTAGTTTTTCTAACCCAATTTCAAAGTTTAATTTAAAGCCACCTAATGTTTCATAAAGCTCTAATTCTGTAATATTTTCGGGAGCAAATTCAGTATCAGCTATCTGTGCCATTCCTATTTTTCTTAAAATAGGATCTAACTTACTCTTTATGAATAATCTATATTTCTTTAAAGCTCTTTGATTTCTAATATCTGGATTTATTGAATCCACTTGTATTCTTTGGTTTTCAGTGCCAATTACAGACATGATAATTCTCTTTAGCTCTGGAGCCATTGAAAATATTTTAAAGTCAATGTTTGAATAACCTTTGCGTTTTCCTCTTGCATTTGCCGCATTAAAATTAGCCCCAGTTCCACCAGCTCCTGTCTTCTCATCGCCTCTGGTTGACCACATATCAATATACTTTTGTGGGCTTTGATTTCCCTCAGAGTAATTTCTCATCTCCATTAAGCGAGACATATCAGATCTACTAAAATAAGTTTTATTATTTTCGTATCTGAAAAATATAGCACGGCCTACTTGAGATAACCACTTGTTATCTTTCTTTTTAGGGTCTACGTTATCCCTTGGCCATAATACTGTGTAATCACTCATATATTAATAATAAAAAGTACCAAATAATTCACCATCTATTTTTGAAGCTTGTTCATTCATTTCTACAAATTTAGGGTATAATGACTTACTTCCCAAAAGTGCGTAGCCTCCAGCTGTAAATAAATCGTATTTTGTCATTTCTTGCTTCCCATCAATATTTGCCGTTTCTTCTAACATCTCAATATGATTCTCATAATCACAAGCATCTTTTAAATATTGCTCCCACACGTCAAATATATCCTGTTTTGTAGAATTATTTGAACCATCCGTAGTAATTCTACCCGGCAATGGCTTTTTCTCTCCCTGTTCGTTCATATCGTAAAGCAAGTATCCTCTCAAGCCCCAGTCAATAAATCTCTCATATAAATGAGTGATATTCATCTCAGGATAAAGCATGGCTCCAAAAAAGACACACGCCTTGGCTAGATCATCAGCATACTCCTCTCTACCTACATCTCTTTGTTTATAAGTTAGTACAAATTTATCACTAATCCACTGACTACGCAATTTTATTTCATTGCCATTATCACCGTCAATTGAATTGTCTCTTTTGTAAAAAATAGCCCCTGCGTTGTAAGACTTTTTCTTACCGCTTACCTCTTGGGATTCGTATTTTGCAGGGTCGGCCCCCATTACAAATCTATTCATCACGTTCCACGAAGGTCGCCAAGATTCTAATTCAGAGTCCCACTCTTTTAAATTTCTTTGGTCAGGCCTTGGGACATGTGATATAACAAATTTACCCTCCTCGTTTTCTTTTAATCTCACAGTAGATCCACGTCCGTCTACCCACTCTAAGTCATATCTTCTGGTGACGTGAGTTTGAAATGTCAGCTGAGTTATTCTTTTTCTTATTCTTAAAACTGGAAAAGAAGAGTCTTTTGAAGCAGACATAAAACATTCTTTCAGATTAAATGGAAAGTTTTGCATCTCCTCGATTAATCCTGTTTGGTCATCATTTGACTCAAGTGATTTTCTTTTGTTTTGTAGATATGTTCTTGCTCCAATTGACACTAAGCGACCGTCACTATTTTTTACAGGTCTCTTAGGATCTGCTACAATAGAGTTGCCGTACTCGTCAATAAATCCATCTAAACCATCGTATGCCGGGAAAAATATAGTAAACAATCCCGAAGCAGTTTGTCCGTTATCATTTCTTTCATCAAATTTAGAGGCTAGGATAAGTCGCTTCATCTGATCACCACCACCCTTCTCCATCTCCCCTAAGGTAGAGGTTAGAAGGCCAAGTCCGTGGATGTAAGGGCCTTGAGCAAGACACTTCATAACAACCCTCCACCTATCAATAATATTCACGTTAATACCGTTCTTAGGATCAACCTTACCTACCTCATCATGGTGAATGAAGTGCAGCTTTTCCATGTCATACGCTCTCTCTCCTGATGGTCTGTGATTAATCCAACCCTCGTGTGGAGGAAGAGAAGTTGTTCCAACACCTCCTGCCGTTCTATTTGCCGGAGCTGTAAACTGTATTGCCTCCTTTGGAACAGAAGACCCTTCAGTCATTAACTTAAAGAAGAAGGGCATTCTTCTCAAACGCTTGGCAATATGATCCACAAATACTTGAGTGGAGTGGTAGTCAGACATGCTCTGAATACCTCCAAAACGCTGTATTCCTAGGGTTGCCGTCACATACCAATTCAAAAATCCTGCGCGAGATGTGGCACCTTCTCTTCGATGCTTAGGATAGATAACTCCATACATCGTTCTTTCACCAGTATCTACTAAGAACTTACCTTCCTCAACATATGATTTTGGGTTCATTTCTTTAAACTCATCTACACCTTTTTTAGTGTTAAAATATCTAACGAAACTATCTTTGCCGTCTGTATAAACAGCCTTGTGTTTATAAATACCATCTGTTGTTGTATATCCATACATTACACCTAAAAACCATCTTCTGTCTCGATCTCGGTACTCAGGATAACCTTCTCTGTTTTTAGAGTTACCAATAGGCCAAAAATTTAAATAGGTATACATGCAGCCGGGTATGTATGTTGGCTTACCGTTATTAAAGAAGAAATACCCGACATAGTGCCTCTTAATTTGTTTCTTAATCCACACTATCTCCTTAGAGTAATAGGCAGCGTTGTTAAATAGCTCTTCATCAATATCTTCTAGTTTAACAACTTCTTTCGGCTTAATTTTTTTCTTTTTTCGGATAACAGATTCAATATCTTTAAGCCTAGCTGGCATTTCCTGATATTGAAACTTTTGTTTGTCGGGAGGATTGCCATACCCATCAATTTTTTTTATAGCCTCCTCATATGGGAGGTTGTAAAATTTATCTGGAGTTAAGACTTTAACTTCAATTGGGAATAAGTCTTCATCATCTATATTTAGAAAAATAGACGAGTCGGCTTTATCATATTTATATTTTGTTTCACGCATCTACATCCGGGAATATATTTCCTTTGTCTTGAAATTCTCTAATGTATTCTTCCGGTCTAATACCCAAAGAATCTAACAACGTAAATTCGGTTAACTCATCTTCTAAATCCTTACTTTTTTCTCCTTGTAAAAATTCATTCTTAGAAGAAGTAATTTGACTCATCGTCATATTAATAATCTCTCTTCGAGTCTTCTCTGCTTGAACGATCTTTGCTTGAGCAACTTCATCCTCTGCCTCTAGTTTAATCTCTAACTCTGTGTAGCGCAAGAGAGCCTCCTCGGCAGACTTCCACACCATGTACTGCTCACCACCCATAAGTAACAAGAAATATATTGCCCTTCTATTTACACCCTTAATTTTCCAAGACAACATGTCTGTAATATATTTTGGATAGGGAGGCTCAATATTTAAACACTGCATCGCCCACGTCTTCCTTCTTTTTAAATCGGGAATACCTTGCCCTGGAGATCCTAGGTCGTACATGTATATTAAATAACGAAGCACAACATCTGGATCTAAATCTTTAGGCAAATCATTTGCTGAAAATATAACAGAGAACTTAGATAAATCTGAAAATTCAAATAAGACAGGCTGATCCATAGGTATCTTATGGATTGCATATTTTAACTTATCAAATTCGTTACTCTCGTACTTCATATCCCATTACTTCGTTATGTCTAATAAGATAATATCTGTCAGATAATCTTTTGTTTAAAGAGGCCTCCAAAGGAACCCCTGAGTTTTTTTTAACTTTTATATAACTACCCACTGTAGGTATAGCATCCGTGCCATAAACTAGTTCCTTTTCCGGGCTTGGACCTCCAACATGGGAGACTTTCCAAATATCTTCCTCATATTTATCTTCTTCGTAATTATCAAGAATAATAATTGTCTTGCTCTTTGGCTTGTTCTGTATTACAGGAAGGACTAAAGAAAAACCGTCTGGCGGTATTAATTTACCATCTCGAATTGTAAGGTAAACATATTCTGTATTTATTAAGCATATTTGTAGTCCGTCTATGTAAACCACACGGGTAGATGCGTTTTCGGCACTCATGCCAAATACCGTTCTCATCTCTACATACTTAATAAATACACGGTCTCCTTTTTTCCAACCCTTGTAATCTTCATGTACCGTGCAGTCTATATTAGTCCAATATTCTCCTTCCTCTCCATTTTGACGTATTACCAAATGAATTTTCTGATCTCCTACATTAAAACCATCAGCCAAAGGATTTTTGTCATTTAAAACAACGGGCAAATAATTTAAATACTTCATATAATCTTTTTTTTGTGTGTAAAATTGAAATACTTTTGTACAGGACTGTTCTGGTCCTGTGTGTGTTTTTTATTTGTGTGCAGAAAGTGGGGGCAACGGTCCCCATTTTTTGTTAGTGATTTCTTAACTGTGTAAAAGTGGTGGGCAACAACATTGCCTCTCTGCTGTTCTCTGTCTCATAGGCAGTGTCAAATGACAAAACGTGTAATTTCATAGCTGTGAGTTATTGTGTTTTATTTAACATTGCTTTGTAAATATCCTTCAAGACCTTCATCATGGTTCCAAATAAACGCCTGAGCTGTTCTCAGTGCTTGATAACCCATCTTCTTGTGCCATTCGTCTAACGCACAAATCGAAGGTAGAAATCTTACTTTCACACCTCGATATTCGTTTACCTGTTCTTTATGATAATGCCCACAATGGGCCTCTCTAAATTCAGTCATCGCAAACATTTCCGGCTGCTCCGTAGCCATTATTAACGGCATATCAGAAGGCTTTTCATTATCTCCGTGAGTAAACATTATCATGTTTTTTCCATACCTATAATATTTTCTAGGCGTTGTAGAGTTGTCTACATTAACATTGGGGTCGTTTCGATACCAACCTGCTATGACATCTCCAGCGTAAAACATTCTCTCGTAGTCGTGGTTGCCAGACACAACAATTATATCAACAGGAGCTACATCTTTCAAGAAATCTACCGCTCTAACTATTAGGGTCCAGTATCCTTTAAATGATTCTTTCCACCCTATGGTATCATGTTGAGGGGTTCCTTTTGTTGTAGCCATCCTCATGCCGTCTGTATTCATTCCATCGTTTCCAATTGGAAGAAGAATCTTCTCGATATTTATACCTCGACCTTTGTTGACTAAATCTTCAATTGTATCGAGAAATTGTTTTTCCATTTCCTCTAGGGTAATGTCCGTCAACTTTCCATAATGAATATCAGGTAAAGATATTTCAAGAGTTGATTTTGTTTTGTAGTCGGGCCTTCTGCCTTTAGTTATTACTCTAGTTTTAGGGCTGTAACTAGCTGCAAATTCTTCAATATCATTTTGAATCTCTTCTACCGTCCTGTCATTTTTGGTAACTACAGAGAACCTTTGCTCTCCTTTCATGTTTTGCCAATATTTAACAGAATTAACCATTGAATGGTCAATACCGTTTTTATCTAAATACTGCTCAAACTCAGTTATAACATTATCCGAATCGTTGGCCAATTCAACCTTTACTACTTTTCTATTAACTTGGTTTCTTTCGGCCCTTGCAGACTTCAATGCTGCTGTAGCGTCTTGTAAACTAACTTTAAATTTTCTTGCTATGTAACTTGGGCCTGACTTTAAGTAACCTGGCCTAGCGTGGAGTATCTGTACTAGTTTTGGGATTGTCATATAGCTAATTTAAAACTTAGTGGTTTGCGTTGTTGTGGAACTCGTTAGATTTTAAAAGCGTAAAATATTCTACAAAAGATTGGTATGGAGCGTCAATTATTAAAGGCTCTGTTGATCCTGTTATGTATATTAAAGTTCTTGAACCTATTGACGTAGAACCATCGTTACGGAACTCCACATCTGCTTGTATTGCGGCAACCTTTGTAATATCAAAAATTATTGGAACAGAGTCTGTGTATACACTTTGTCCAGGGTTTGCTTCAATTTCTTCTTCGGTATTCCACACCACACAAACAGTAGCGCAAAGTACAGGAAGTGGTTTTTTATCATCCTCTTCCTCTTCTCTCCTTTTTTTGGACTTAAAGAACATATGGTTAATTTTATCCAAAAATACAAAAATCCCCCTAAATAAGGGGGACTTTATTTTTAACTTAGAATGGGAGGTCTCCGTCTTCTTTGTTTTGGTTTGTGGTCTGGGGGGTAGTTTCTGTTGGTACTGTTTCATTGTTGCTTGATTTAGATTCACCTTCAATCTTCCACGCCTGCAATGAGTTGTAGACCCTTCCATTATGCTCTCTTCCCTTGAGATTAAACTGTACATCAATCTCATCACCTACCTTATACGGGTCAATAATGAACGTGTTGTTGTTTATAAGTTGAAACTCAATGACCTCAGGGTACTTACCCTCGATCTCAAGAACAAATGTTCTAACAGCAAACTTGTCACTCTTTTGTTCGGTCTGACCTACCGATTTGATTTTTCCTTTAATATTCATTTTGTGTAATTTTGTTTGCAAATATATTTGTTTTATTTTTAAATACAATCTGTTGTTTTGTATACTTTTTAACAATTTGCTGTTTGTTTGTTATTAAAATTTATTTGGAATATTTGTAAGAGTATCACTACATTTGCAAAAGTAAAAACACACATAATAAAAAAACCATGTTAAATATTGACAAAAACATTCCGATCCCAGATAGCAGTGGAAGAGGCCGCAAGACAGAATACATCTTGCCTGAATTAGAGGTTGGGGATTCTTTCTTTGTTAAAGGAGAGACCTCAAAGTACTTAGCTAAATTGTTCTACCAAAAGAAGAAAAGAAACTACGAGCTTACCGCAAGAACTATGGAAGGCGGTGTTCGTATTTGGAGAGCAGCGTAATAAGAATTTATTTGTTTAGTTGGAGTCGAGGCCAACAAGTAAACAAGAATACTGGCCCTGTTGAATGGTGTGAGACCTCGACCTCCCCATTCTTCGGGGCATTTTTTTTCACACACAATGAATACAGGACAAATTGTAAGGGCAAAATCTATAAGAGATTTTACAATGGTTAAGAACGATGTTCTTAGATCAAAAAGTTTAACAATAGAAGAAAGAGGTCTTCTTGTTTATCTACTTTCTTTACCAGAAGATTGGGTACTGTATAAATCAAAGTTACATGAAAATATGCCAGACTCTAAGGGTACTATTGATCGTGTGTTTAAAGGCTTGCAAGAAAAGGGATACATAGTATCTGTTAAAGTTATTGAGCCTCAAACAAAAGTATTTAAAGGGTGGAATCACATTGTCTATGAAGATCCGATATTAGAAGAATCCGACACTCGGGAAAAGCCGACATCGGTGTTTGCCGACATCGGTCAAAGTATGCCTATACAAAGACAGAGTATTAATACAAATACAGATATAAATACAAATACTTTGGTGAAAAAACCGAAAAGTAGTTTTATGCCACCTAAAGTAGAAGAAGTAAAAATGTTTTTTAAGGAGAAGGGTTATACAGAAGAAGCAGCGGTAAAAGCCTTTGACTATTACACAGATGGTAATTGGCACGACAAGAGTGGATCTCCCGTTAGAAATTGGAAACTCAAGATGCATGTTTGGTTTAAGGATGGTTATAAGATTCAAGAGGGCAAGATTAAGGTGAGAGATATTTTCGGAAGCACACACTTAAAAACACAAGAAGAAATAAATAGAGCTGAACCAGGATACTTCAAACAAATATGAGCAACTACCAAAAAATAACAGCACTAGGAATTAAGTGCAAGGACATCTCAGGACAACAGAAAGTTAATTGCCCATTCTGTGTAGACGGGAGATCAAACAAAAAGGACAAGAGCCTATCTGTCAATGTGGAGATGGGTGTGTACAAGTGTCACTACCCAGCATGCTCCGCGTCAGAAGGTAAAAGCGTAAATCTAAATGAGAGAAAGGTAGAATATGTGAGACCTATCTCTCGATTGCAAAAGGTAAGCGATAAGGTTGTCACTTGGTTTGAGTCGAGAGGTATATCCAACAATACCCTACTGCAATTTAAAATTACGGAGGAGGAGCAGTTCTTTCCTCAGGTTCAGAAATCTAGAAATGCAATCTGCTTTAACTATTTCAAGAATGATGTTTTAGTTAACGTAAAGTACCGCGATGCCGAAAAGAATTTCCGTATGGTTTCCGGGGCTGAATTGATTATGTACAACTTGACCTCATTAGAGGGCTATAAATGGTGCGTAATCGTTGAAGGTGAGATAGACTGTCTGTCAATGCATGAAAGTGGAATCTACCCCGTTGTGAGTGTCCCAAACGGGGCCTCTAAAGGTAATCAGAACTTAAAATACTTAGACAACTGTATTGATGACTTTGCTGATAAGGAGAAAATCATCATTTTCACGGACAATGATTCGGCAGGACTCTCTCTACGCGATGAGCTAACAAGAAGACTTGGTAGAGAGAGAATATGGTATGTAAATAGTATTGATGGTTGTAAGGATGCCAACGAGATACTTCTCACCTACGGGTCAGATATGCTACAAAAAGTAATAGCTGAAGCATATCAGATACCAATAGAGGGTATAGAAAAAGTAAATGACGTTAAGGATAAGATAAATGATATATATCTTAACGGTTTCCCAACAGGGCTTAAGGCCGGATATCCAATGCTTGATGAACATATTTCTTTCAGGGGTTCGGAGTTTACAATTATTACAGGCACACCTAACGCAGGGAAGTCTACATTTCTGAGTAATATCATTGTTAGACTTGCAGCAAAGCACTCGTGGAAGATAGCAATGTTTTCCCCAGAAAAGCAACCTACAGAGATTTTATTTACCGAGTTAGCTGAGTTATTTATCGGCAAGTCTTTCTTCTCCTATAATCCAATAAGCAAGATGACCGAGAGTGAGGTTGATAAGGCCCGTGAATTTGTGGAGGATATGTTCTTTTTCATGAAGATAGATGAGATGGATGTAACCATAGACGGCATACTTGATAAGGCTGCCGAGCTTGTAAAGAGAAATGGAATTAACTGTCTTGTAATAGACCCGTGGAATTATGTAGAGCATCAGGTCCCAAAAGGAATGAGCGAGACACAATATATATCAGAGGCATTAACAAAAGTAAAAAGATTTAAAGATCGTTATGGAGTACACGTTTTCCTTGTCGCACACCCGACTAAAATTAGAAAAGAGAATGGAGCTTATGTTGTCCCTACTCTCTACGACATCGCTGGTTCAGCGCATTTCTTCAACAAATGTGACAATGGTTTTGTGGTCTATAGAGATTACGCAACTGGAGAGACGCAGGTCCATATTCAGAAAATCAGGTGGTCTTTTGTGGGAAGAGTTGGAGAGGTTAGATTCGTATACGATGTAAAATGTAAAAGATTTACAGAGATTGGAAGCGAAGAGAGATTTAGCCCATTGAATGATTACGAACAAAAGAACAATGAAGAATATGGAAACGAAGATATACCATTCTGATCCGGCCTTTCAATACGGGCTTAGACAAGTGGCAATTACGAAATGGAAAGATGGTGAGTTAATTGGCTCTAAGCAAGACTTTTACGAAAATATTGAGGCTGTTTACATTTGTGTTGATAAAAAATATATTGAAATAGTTGAAGTTTTATTTGCATTCTGTGAAAAAAATGTTAGATATTTGCGTAAATATAATTTAATACCTAAAGAAGTAAATGAAAGAATCAAACGAAGTGCAAGTATTAGGTCGTGTAAAGACCTTGGAATTTCGAAAGCCAGCGGCTCCAAAAAGTACAGAGATACATATATGCATAATCTCTATAAGTTCGTCTACTGGGAATTCATTCAGAGTCATACATGTGAGCAAGTAAAAGAAATGTTTAACCAAATAAATCAATAAATAAAAATGACAACAGAAAAAAAAGAAAAGACAATTCATTTTGGAGATATCTTAGAATATGTGCCAAATGATCGCAAGGAAAGATTCATTAGTGATTTAATCCTCTACGTTCCTCACTTAAAAGAAGAGGCCGATAAGTTTAGTCATGTAATTCACAATGTTGCCGTAGGAACTAATATGAGGAACTACATTAACCTTATGAAAGATGTGAGTCTAAAGGTTTATAACGCTACGGGGAAAAAAGATAGGAAGAGAGCAAACATTCTTTACAGACAGTTAATGTATTGGATGATATACAAAACATTACCTGTAACATTAGAAGGTATTGGTGACGAGTTTGAAAATAAAAAACACGGTACTATTTTACATGGCATTAAGATGTTTGAAAATACGATGGAGACATCGTGGAAAGATAGAATGGTTGTCCAGTACTTTGTCGAGAAAATGGAAGAACTCGGATACCCACAGCCTAGACAGGCATACAGAGAATTATTTTTTAAGTTAAACATTCAACACTAAAAAAAATGGAGATTACAATTGAAAAGCCGCATCAGACTATTTACCATTTTAACGGTGAAGTTATTTTAGATATGAAGTATGAATACACTCTTACTAAGATTGTCAATTTCACAGGAACATCATATGAGGTAGAAGCTCATCCATCTTCAAATGAGACAAATTGGGGAAACTGGAATGAATTAAAAAAACAATTTGTTGAGGATATCATTGTTAAACACTACGAGACACATGGAGCAGAGTAAGACCACTATAAGCAAAGTAAAGTACAATTACAAGGATGAAAAAAGTTCAAATACTCTTGAAGCAGTAATTGCAGACCTTCGCAAAAGGGAGGAAAAAGGTTTGAAAGAATATGGGACCACCGTTGATCGAAAAGACTTAATTTTGAAAGATTGGATAAAAGAAGCCTATGAAGAAGCCCTCGACCTTGCCGTCTACCTACGAAGAGCTATGGATGACATACAATGAAGAAACAGAGACTTACACCCCAGTAATTGTCACTTTAATGGATTACGACTACGAAGAAAATAAAAAATATGGAAAATAACTTGCCTTTTTTAAAGCACCTGATCAAGAACATGCATCCCGAATGGAGCGATGCTCAAATTGAAATGGAAGCTATCCGTGTTTTAAATTCTAATGATGAGGAAGAAGAGGGGTGTCTTTATTGCGGATCGTAACAAACTCTTGTTAATATCTTTTAATTGACTTTATAAAATTCTTTTATATCTTTGTAAAAGAATATGAACACACACACGCTGATTCTGGCTACAATTTTACTAGCAGGATGTCAAGAAACAAAATGTCTGGATGATAAGCGCATTCACGATCTCACCTCAACGGAGGTGGAAAGTGTTGACTCTTTACTAATAAAACAGTGCCAAGAATCAGGTGTTGATTATAACACGGTAGGTACCACAACAGATCCTACAGAAGAAGAACTTAACTAAAATAAAATTTTATTATGAACAATTGGTTGTTAACATCTATAATCATTTCTGTAATAGTAGTGATTATATCATACTTAAATAATGGTGATGACAATAAAAATGGTTTTGCCTCATGACCATTACGCTAAACGAATCTGAAGTACATTTTCTTAGAACATTTGCATCGACAAGATCTTTTTTTAGTAGGAAGAAAAATGTCGTAGACCAAAAGTTTGCCTCAGACAAATCTGGTTTTGAAATAGACTTTGATGGGTGTCTCTCAGAGTATGCTTTTTGTAAGTGGCACAACATACATTTTAGTTTATCCTTTGGAGACGATACAGCAGGTCAACCTGATTGTATATATAAAGATTTGACAATAGACATCAAAAGCACTCGCCTACCAAATGGCCGCATGATTGTCAAGTTAAATCCTCAGCCGATGGATATGTATATCCTTGCCATAGTAGAGGATGACTACACAATTCGCTTTGCTGGATACGCTCGCTCGGAGGATATAAAAAAAGAAGAGAATATTCGTAACATGGGAACAGGAGACTCGTATGTATTAGACCAACATCAACTATTAAAATTTAAAGAAAATGGCAAAACTAAATGAGAACATTGAATTGTTCAAGTGTTATGTAAAAGCATCTCACTTCACAAAAAGAGAGAAGGATTCAAATACTTACCACAAGACTTATGCATTTGCGGTACAATCTTGCGCTGGTAAAATACTTACCTTTCACGTTATGACAGATTACGGTATGATGAGATCAAGAGTGCCTATCTCTGAAATATACATGCACGAACCAACTAATGACGTTCCATTTCATTTTAAACAGCTGTGGGATTGTTTCTCAGAAAATGTCTCTGTCATAACTTACGACTATTTGTACGAGAAGAGATGTCAAGTAGTTCTGAGAGATAGCACATTAATTTGGGCAACTTATCTTATGACAGTTGATTGGTATAGAAATCCATATAGCGATGAGCCTAGCGATTACAAAGCAGGACATATACTTATTGCCGATGATGGTTATTTACTTTGTCAGCCTAATAATAGAATATACTGGAAAGATTCTAACTGGATCACAAAAGAATTCCCAATGGAGCCATCAACATTTAAAGTTGATACAGACTTACACTGCGTAGAGACTCTTTCTGATAAATGGGTTTCTGAAGACTCAGATTGTTATTACTATAATATAAAAGAAAATGCACACAAAAAAAATTAAAGTAGCTTACTTCCACGATAAAGAAGAAAGTAAATTACTAGAAGTCTCTGAATGGGCTAGTGGAGCCGGTGTAGACATAGCTATTACAAATGAAAAAGGGAGACAGTTAATCCCCCTGTCATATCGTGACGCTAAAAATTTGCGAAGACTTATTCGTTATATACTTAGGCCAATTGTTGATTAGCAATTCCACTTCTTTAGTGATAATGCTTTTCTTGTTGGCCGACCTTTCTCGTCCTTCATTGGACCAGGCATGCCGGACATTCTTGCACAGAATGATTTGCGCCTCTTATCGTCTTTGCTACCCTTTTTTATCTCAGAAGGTTTCTTAGTTACAGCAGTTTGCAACTTAGATCCTGGGTTTGCTTTTCTATACGAGGCAACACCTTTCTTGTTGAGTCCTCCTGTAGCACTCTTACCTTCCTTTCGAGTCCATGCAGCAGTTGCCATTACTTTTTCTTTTTAATTTTACTCTCCTGTTTTAACATGGCGGCAGTAGGTTTTTTCCCAGACCCCTTGTTGGCGCGAATGTTATCCCAAAGTCCTCTTTGAGATACACTTCCATCCTTTCGTTTTAACATTTGTTTTTTAATCATCACTTCTTTCTTCTGCTTATAGACTCGTCCGCCTTAAACATTTGTCTAGCATATCTTGCATTAGAAGTTCCTCCGATAGAAGTTTTACTGGTAGCTCCAGAAACTTTATAAACAGGTTTGTCCGATCCAGATTTTGTTCTAAGCAATTGAGAGTTGTTGCTATTATTTGTTCTCTTAACAAAATTCTCTTTTACTCCACCTGTGTTTTTAACTCCTACAGAGATAGATCTAGAAGGGCTAATAACAGCAGCGGTTTTAATCTTAGTTTTTTTTCCATCAGGATTAGTAAAAGAAGTTCTTCCAAAAGAGATAGATTTATCTCCAACTAATCTAGAACGCTCAATAGTTTTTCTATTGCCAGAATCACCGTAAGTTTTGGTTACATTTTTAACCAGCTTACCGTTTCTTACAACATTTTTTACTCTTGAAACATTACCCTCTGAAGATACAGAGTAATTAATAGTTTTTTCTCTTCCTTTCATTACCCTTGTCCTTTAGACAGTTTAATATAATTACGAGAACACTTAGAGCAAGAAGACTTGGTTTTCGCATGAACGCCAGGTCTCCTTACTTTAGGTTTCTTTTTAAAAGTGGACGCTGTTTGTAGCTTTGCCATCTTTTTATTTATTATCGCTTACCAACACGTTTGTGTCGAGCAAAAACTTTAGTTTTAACATCTTCTGCTGTTCCTGTGTACCCTAATCTCGAATTAGTTACAACACCTCTTGTATCTCCAGAAGCCGCAAATCCTTTTTTAGTGCTAGTACCTACACGGTCAACTTGTTTACTTCTTCTTCCATATTTTTTAGCGTTTTTACCAAATAAAAATGGAATGCCAGTATTATCCTGAACTGTTCGTGTTTTAGTAATAATTTTATCTCCGATTTGCTTAGATTTAGTTCCTTCACCCTGTGTTACAGCACCAAATTGAGCGGTCTTTGTTACAGCAACTCTTCTTCCAAGTAAATTTTTCCTGTAAACAGGTTGTTCTGGATTACGTCTAGAATCACCTTTGGCTACCTCACCTCTTTTCTTTTTATCTGCAAATCTTTTTCTTCCAGCATACTCACGATCATTTTGTATAAACATCTGAGATTTTTTACCAGAAGCAGCATCAGGCTCATCAGTAGTTACTTTTGTATAAGTAGCATTACCTCTTGCTTTTGCTCCGCTAGTTGTTCTATATCCTTTTGAGTAATTTTTTCTGATTTTATCCATGTTCTCGTCTTGAGCTTCTTGACGAGCTTCTGCAACTTGTCGCGCTACACCCTTATTATGGGCAGCCCCTTTAGAATAATCAACTTTACCCATGGTCTTTTTTATGATTTCCGGGTAATCACTTTCGCCAAGCATTGTTTTTACTTTTTTGGTAACTGGATATCCACTTTCGTTATACATGCCTTTAATCGGAACTTCAGTTACAACTTTTTGATCTCGAGCAAAATTAGCACGGTCAAATTGTTGTATATTACCCCTACGTTTAGCACCATATTCAGTACCGCTTGCGTTTAATTTAGCTGGAGTTTGGTAACCCTTTTCTTTTGGTTGTTTTGGTTTTCTCTTTGGAGGAGTTCCAGTGTTTAAAGACGTGCGTCTTGTTGTTGCCATGATTTTTTTTTTAGTTTGTTTAATTAATTATAGACACAAAGATATACAAAATCTTATTATATTGCATTCATGAAAACAAAAAAATATAAATGTCCTGAGTGTGGATATTATAACGCTCACCAGCTCGGATGCTCCAAGATCGGAGAAAAGATAAAGCTATGCGATATTGTTAAAGATTACCAGAAAGCAAAAGACTCTGGAGAGGAGTACAAACTACCTTCAAACATTTAACAACATTGTTAATAACTTATTTTGCATATTGTTTTTAATATTTTGTACATTTGTGAAATATATAACACACAATGCAAAAATTAAGAGTAACTAACCAGACGGTACATGATTTTACCGCCTCTTGCCACACATTATTAACCGAGCTATTGGCACTCAACATGGAGCTAACTAACGAAGAAATTATTGAGTCGTTCACAGGATTGACTCAAGAATTAGCCTCTCGTTCAAATGAGGCTTTTGACAAAATGAGAGAAGATCCTGAGTTTCAACAAGAGTCTGTAGCGTTTTCTAATGCAATAGAAGAAATCCCACTAGATGAAGATAGTGAAGCAGTTGGTGTATGAGCGTATGCTCCGCAAAACCTTTAGCGAGGATCTATCTGATGATTTAAAGCTAGAGGTCTTGACGTGGGTACTCTCTCAAATGAATAAGAAAGAAAAATAATAGCTCCGTTGGCCAGGAGATCGTAAAACACAGTAAGCCTCTGACACAAGCTCAAGTAACTGTTCTCATCGTATAGGAGATAGGGTTAGCCTTCCCGATGTCGTTTAAAAAGGCACATAGGGGAGTGGCGGAATAAAGACGCTAAGGAGGTAAGATAGATAACACATAATAGGATTACCTAAGGTATAAGCAGGAACACCTGTTATAGCCTTTCCAGTGAGTGTTGTCGTGCAGGGTTATAACCTGTCTCCCTTGCAAACTTAAAACTAAAGACAATGAGCAAAAGATACACAATTGAACTATCAGAAGAGCAAATGAGATTGATCTCAGATTGCATGGATGATGTGTCTCGTTTTGCTGCTGGACAATGGCAGTTAAGAAGCACCATTGAAGAAATGTTGAGAGGCTTGCCATTTGATGAGCAGATGAAAAGACGTGATGAAGCTGAGGAATTGCTAAGACAGGCTAAAAGAGTTCTTCTCCCTGACTTTGTAGACAACGAAAGTTTTGGATACAACAGCACCGAGTTTATTGGAAACACCTATCAAATTACCAGAACAATATTGTATCAACTTGCAAAAGACAATGACTGGGATAATGTTTACTCCTCTCCTGCCTTGGCAAGTGGAACTTTAGGGACAATTAAAATTGAGCAGATATGAAAGAAACACTTGAAGAAGCTGCTGAAAACCATATGAATAAAAAACTTAAAGAAACGGCTGAAAGATTATTCCCAAAAGAAAAATACCCTACAGAGTTTGAAATATTTAGGAAGTGTTTTATTAGTAATGCTAAATGGGTAAGAGATAAAATCAATGGAGGTAACAATGAGTAACAAGAAGCAAACCTCGGTAGATGTCCTCTACGAAATACTATGGGATTGTCCAAGAGATAAGTGGGAGTGGAATGCATTACTCAAGGAGGTAAGGGAAATACACAAGCAGGAGATGAAGGATTTGTATCTTGCTCATGTGACTAAAGTCCCTCGCCTGAGAGAAATCTTCGAGAAGCAATTTGAGGAATACTACACGAATACATTTGAGTAATCATGACAGCAAAGGAAAAGGCGAAGGAACTAGTCGACAAGTATTGGATCTATCTTCGAGCAGGACTGCTTTACGATGAGGAGGCAAAAGACGATGCGAAGCATTGTGCAATAATAGCCGCAAAAGAAATGCTAGAGGAGATCAAGGAGCATAAGTACGATGACAGCTCCGCTATTAGAATCATATACTGGTTTAAGGTAATTAACGAAATAGAGAAAATATGAGCAAGGTAACAATAGAATTTGACCGGGTAGAAGAGGCAGATGAACTCCGTACTGCCCTCGATGGGATTAAATATAAAATGCTCCTCTGGGAACTCGACCAAAAACTCCGCAGCGTGCATAAATACGGAGCCGCCATCGAAGGATCAGGAGAAGCCACTCCAGAAGAAATGGACGTATGCTACAGGTTACGAGAGTACATCCGCCAGGAACTACAGGACAGTAATCTGACAATAGAATGATTAGCTTTTGGATATGGGCAGATTAATACGTATAAGTACGTATTGCAATAATTCCAAAAATGTTAATATATTTGCAAAACACACAATAACTAAATAAAAAAATTAATTTATGAAAACAAAAAGAACGGTGTTCATCTACAACACCAAAGAAACAACAGAGCAAGAAGCAAAGTACATTGTCGACATTCTGAACTGTGATGACTCAATGCTATGGGATGAAGCAGATCACGACGGAGTAGAAGTCTTTGAAGTACCAGTTGAATCAAATGCAAATCAAGAAACATTTGAAGAATTTTTAGAAAGAGAAGGCTACGATGAAGGTAAAACCCAAGAGATATGGGAAGACGGTGCTAGAAAAGGTGCTGAATGGCAAGAGAAAAGAATGTATAGTAAGGATGAAGTCTTAAACTTACTAATAGAGATGAATTCTTGGCCTACTATCTTTGATGGTGAAGAAGATATTACAGAGTGGTTTGAACAATTAAAAACTAAATAACTATGGAAAAAGAATTTGTACCCTACGAGTTGGCTTGGGAACTTAAGCAACTTAATTTTGATGAAACTTGTTTTGGATATTATCATAACTTGGGGTCTCCCCAATTAGTATTGTCCAAAAGGGATTTAAGAGCATATAATGGTAATAGCATTGAGTATTGTTTAGCACCATTATACCAACAAGCATTCAGATGGTTTAGAGAGAAGTATGATTTATATGGAGAGGTAAAATTAACTTCTGTAAATCTACCCGATGAATCTGACTTTGCATGGTATGCTTATGATGCATCTGGAAATGATTGGGAAGATAACGTATTTCAAGAGACATACGAAGAGGCTGAATTAGTTTGCCTACAAAAGCTAATAGAGATTGTTAAAACTAAATAACTATGGAAAAGAAACAAACAGCGGTTGACTTATTAGTAAGCATACTAAACAAGGAAGGTTTTGCTCCCGTATTAACTGATGAAGAGATACAAATAGCCAGGCAAATGGAGAAGGAGCAGATACTTGATTCTTACATTGAAGGTCATAGCATATATGGTGAGTCTACAAATGCCGAACAATACTACAACGAAACTTACGGAAAAACTAAAAATTTATAACTATGGAAA